AAAAAGGAACTGCTGTTCAGCATTTTCGAAAAGATTGTGATCTCTAGGGAGAAAGGGAAACTCAAGAAGCTCACGATCGACTACACCTTGAAATAATTCTAACCTGTGTGAAAGTTAAGATTGGGCATGTGAACTTAACTTTTAAACAGGTTTATAACGTCTTGATTGTTCCTTCTCAACGATAATACTCTAACCATAAACGAAAAACAATAAGGCGGATCACTCCGCCTTCTTTTCTTCTTCCGTTGTTTTCTTGCTCGGCGGTGCCGCCATCTTGGCGATAAACGGCCTCTGCATCCCCTCCTCGCTCCGCAGGACATTGATCGCGTGGAACTGTTTCAACTTGATTCCGTCCTCTACGGTGAATGGGGCGATTTCCTCGGCCAGCTCACGAAATGTCTTTTTGCTGCTGGCGTAAATGGTGTAGTGCGGTCCGGCTGACTTGATGATCTCGATTAAATCAGAAGGAAGCTGATCCCACGAGTGGAAAAACCAGCAGTATCCCACACGCCATTTCCGGGACTCCACCGCGGCCGATTTCCATATCCGAGCCGATCGCAAAAATTGATGCGGCTCATCGAGCAGGACAAAAAACGGATGGTCTTTCTTGCGCAGTGTCATCGCCAGGTCGATTTTCGTGCAAAGCAAATTGATGATGAGGTTGACCGCTTCGGCTCCCAACTCTCTTTTGGGCACGTCAATCACCACAGCCTTTTTCTGTTCCATCAGCTCCACCATATCAACGCCTTGTTCCGCTTCCATGCATTCGGATAGATATTCGTCGCCAAGAATGGTGTCCAATCGGTTGAGGATCGGAGACAGGATTTGGATTTGCCGTGAATCGGACGAGTCATGGTATTGCTGCAATGTGGCCTTATGGATGATATCGGGCATTGCGGAAATGACTTGCTCACGATAGTTCTCGTCCTGGAAAATACGCAAAATCTCACTCAACCGACCGGTTTGCATCGCCATGACCGCCGCGCGTAAGAAGCGTGATGTTTGCCCTCCAGCTTCTAAATCCGCTTGGTCAAAAAAGCCAAGTATTGTATTGGCGAGCCGGTTTCTCACTTTTGGTGAATACCCCACTTCTCGCCAATCCAACGCGATCGGGCGCTGTCCTAGACGGATGTGTATGAGTTGCTCGGCCGGAAGGGACGATGACACTTCTTCATATATCTCTCCTTTAGCCGGATCAATCGCCAGCGCTCCGAACCCATTGTGAACCGCTTCCACCACCAAGTTGGCCGCCGCGCCTCGTGTTTTCCCACTCCCCATGCCGCCGATATACACACGCGGCAAGCATAGGATGTCATGGTTGTGGGTTGGGTGGTAGACGGGAACAGTCGTTTTCTTGTAGGTGACGTCGCCGAAATACAAGCCGCCTTTTGTGAATGCAGCCGGAACTTCTGTTTCGAGCTGTGCGATGTTTGGAATATGATATTTTTCTTGGTATTCCGCGGTTGGCAACAAATGCAACCGGCTCAATTCGGCGATGCTGAAATAATCCTTTTGTACAGTCGGCGCCATTTTCCGCTCTTTCATGCGTCGGAATGTCTTTTCAGGATTGGTTTGAGCGGCCACAAGCATGTTGTCACCATCGAGATCACGAAAGGCCATCGTCACCATGCGGAGAAGTGCATGCGCTTTGACGGAGTCAGGGGAAACCACACCAACACGGATTTGTACCTCATAGGCATCGCCCTTTGTCTTTGAAAGCGTCGCTTCGCTCAAGCGTCCGTCACGCAGGATCATTGCTCGTTCGCCACCATCTAAGCGCAATGGTTCTAATTCCTCGCCCGTGATAAGCTCCGCCATCACACTGGCTGCCCCGTATACCGTATGCGCCAAGGCTTTCAGTGCGGTCCTCCCCACTGTCTTTTTGTCGAGCCGCCATTTCTGCGGCATATCCCCTTGCTTAAACCGGCTATATGCCTCCACCGCCCCCATGTACCAGTCACGGTGCGCGGGAGTGGCCAACACTTGGATATAGATTTTCTCCCCTTCGCCCATACTTCGGAGCGTTTCTAAGACGCTCGGAAGCGCTCCTAGCGTGCGTCTGTCAACCCGAAGGGAAAACATATAGTGCCGCTCATATGACAGCTCAGAAGCTAAATACGGGGCTTCTGTGAAGGGGTCTTCCGTTTCCTCGACCGCCACCTTTGGCCAAGCGCTTTCAATCGCCTTGCGCGCCAAAGCCACTTGGGAAGACGGAACTGTCACATAGAAACCTGTGTTTTCCTTTTCCAGCACCGTTTCAAAGGAGAGGAAAGGGGCGTCATCGAATCCCTTCCCATTCCATCGTTCAAGCGGTGACAAATAGATGCACATCGTACGGGCGAGTTCTTCTGCGTTTTGGTTCGTCAGCCGACTGTCCGGGGTGATACGGAACGTCGTCATTTCCCGATGCTTTTTCCAACTTCCACGAGTATGCTCATGATGCCCGGTGCGAACTGCATCCCGACAAACCCGATCGCCGCCCATTTGATGATATGCAGTCCTTTGTGCCGATTCCCGGTCATTACCACTAGGAAGCCCGCGCAGATCATCGTAAATCCGACTGGGTAGGCCAGGGCCTGCACCAGCTCGATCAGTGGGTCGAACGCGTGGACAATCTTTTCCTGGATGCCTGCCGCTTCCGCTGTCGAGGCGTACGCGGATAGGGCGGCGGTCGATAATGTCACCGGTAAGAACGTGCCGGCCACCTCCTTTTTTCGGCTTCCCGCTAAAAAATCCGAAATGCTCCCGACCGTTTCCACCTTTGGCGTAAACCACATAGGTATATCCCCCTTTGGTTTTGGTGATAATAAGCCTAAAGCGAGGTGAGCTTCATGCATCTAATCATCGGCGGATTGCTGATCCTGGGCGGCACAGCGTTGGTTGTCGCGAAAGCAGCAGGATTACTTTGATGGAATGAACGGCTTGGATTGGTTTTTTTCAGCCGCTTTCCGCTTCATGTCTTCGATGATGAGTTTTTTGACGTAGCCGGAAAAGTTCTTTTTGGATACGTATTTCCAAGCGAGCTGTTCTTCCTTATTATCGAGGTTGAATGATACAGATTTGACGTGCTTATTAGCCATGGTATTACCTCCTTTTTGGTCATACCGCTCCGCCAAATTTGTCGAGCGGAAGGTATGACTGAACAGGCATTTTCTCCATCCACCGTGCATACGCTATTACCGCAAGCGTTTAGCGCGGTACTAGCGTGGTTCCGGTTTAGACAGCCGGGGCCTTTTTGTTATGGCCGATGGTATGACCATTCAATCATTATCGGTCATATCATCGCGTTCTTCTGGTATGACCAATGTGAAGAAAACTGTTATTCCGTTTTTTTTGCTTCTGTCTCAAATAAATTCCGATACGTCAAATTCGTGTGACAATGACGGGGCTGACATGCGGGGTGCGTTTCCGTTCTCCATATCACGCTGAATGAGCCTCTTGATGTAAGCAGAAAAATTGGTGCGTTTCATAGCGTGATCGTAGAGCTCTTTTTGGTCTGGATCATCAAGATTGAAAGCAACGGGCTTTCTAACGATATTCATACAACTTCCTCCCCACGACATAAAACCCTACAGCATTGGCATAAATAGGCTCGTGATACTGATTGTTGTGAATGGGATATAGCAGTTGCGCCTTGGGAAAATACTCACGAATAGGTTCAAGGAGCTTCTCGGCCACACCACCCGCCAAAAACAGTTCATCATGCCGTTTCCACCGCTTGGATACTCTTGTATAAATCCCTCGCGCCAACTCCCTTAGATCCCGGTTTCGTATCGTGTTAAACCCGAAAGGGAGCGTTTCTGAATCACGGTTGACATAGCGCATATCAAGAAGGGTCGCGCAGTTGACAGTAGCACTCCCTACGTCGATTACCCGTAATAAACCTGGAGACGGGTGGCTCAAAAGAGCAGTCGCTCCTTCAGCGGCAACCTCGCATCTTGTGATGGTAAAGGTTTTCGTGACGCCATTGACCGTCAGTGTATGCGTACCAACCAACATCTTCTTGATCGCCGCTTTCTCTTCCGGTGTGTGCCGTGAAATTGGCTGTCCCACGACGATTTCATATGTCGTGGAATTCGAATAACGATGCAACGCCAACAATACGCGCATTTTGGCATCCTCATGCGCCTTGCTGTCCCCCATGATGGAGCCACCGAAGTCGCTTTCGATCAAAGCAAGCATCCCTGCGAACCCTTTCTTCCCTTCATACTCCCATACCATGCCGTCCCCATGGTTATTTTCTAGGTTCCGTTCTTGGTATTCGCCGATCGCCGCGCAGAATTTATCAAGCCCCAGCGGCCCCGCCACCTTCACCTCGCTATTTCCGGCATCAATCCCCACGATCATGCTTCTCACCTCCGTTGTGATGTGATGAATCACTAGACAAGGATGGCAACCGTTTGGTGATTACCTAGTGATTCCCTCGTAGTATAGGTGTATTGATTGCTACTTGACCAATATGACATGAGACATCCAAAAAATTAGAAAAAATATTTCTAAAGGGAGGAAAGCTGTCCGTGTGGAATAAGTAACATGGGTGATCTTTGTGAAAAGTCGAATCGGGGAATGGATTGAAAAGCGAGGATATAAAAAGAAACACATAGCGGAGCAACTCGGAGTGAGCCAGCGTCAGATGTCCAAGTGGATCAGCGGAGAAAGTTATCCCACGGTTCCAAAGTTGTTTCGACTCGCGGAGTTATTAGGAGTGAAAACGGACGATTTATACACAAAAGACGAAGGGCAGCCCTAGGCCGCCCTTTTGGTCACTTTGTCAATTGAATTTGCCCTTGTTCAGTTCCGAAGAAACCGGTCTGAACATTCAGGATGACGTCTTTGCTGTTCGCTACATCAGCCGGGACGTCAAACACGATTTTCCCTTTCCCTTCATTACCCGGATTGATCTTCTTCAAAAAGAAACTGCCGCCAACTTCATTGACGAACGTATCCGCCGTCACGTCGGCTTCATATTCAGCGCCGCCTGCTTTCAGCTTGAAGAAGGATGAGTCAATCGTCAGCGCTTCTTTCGCTCCGTTTTTGACGCCGACGTCAATGATAAGGAATGTCCCTTGTGCGTTGTGTGCCAATCCTTCCGGCCCCACACTTTTGGCCGTAGACGTCCCGTAGACCGTGAACGTCACATCGCCCACTTTGAGCGGCTGGCCGATTTTCGCGACAGTCTTTTCCTCTTTCTTCGGCTCTTCCTTCTTCGCTTCGGTCTTCGGTTCCGCATTGGCCGGCTCGCTATCTTCTCCGCCACCGGAAGCAATCGCCCCGATGATGATGACTGCGAGCACCCACACCCACCAGCGTTTGTAGAATGGTTTTTTCTGTTTTTCCATACCGAAATCCCCCTTCTGTGTTTTTACGCCCCTATCATACCACATTTTTCTTGAAGTGGTTTCAGAAAAATAAAAAAATCCCTGCCAAACGGCAGGGGGGATTAAACAATAATTGCTGGATATCCTTTTTTCTTCAGTTCCTCTACAAGCCGTTCCGCATTTTCTCGATTCGCAAACGCCCCCACTTGGACGCGGTACAGTTTGCCGCCGGGCGGTTTTTGCGTCGGTTGTGGTTTAGCCTTTGGTTTCAACCCGAACGCCTTGGCGATGCCTTGGACATGCCCGTATGCAACCTGCAAAAGGAATTGCTCGCTTCCCAATTTTGACGCATCGTCTTTGTTGTCGATAAACAAGTTCTCAGTCAGTAGAGCCGGCATCTTTGTCTCGCGTAAAACCGCATAGTTGGCGCGCTTTTTGCCACGATCCCGAACGTTCCCAATTGCTTTCAAGATTTCGGCGTGAACGACGTTCTGATAGGCAACAGATGCCGAGCTAGCATTATTGTGGACATACGTTTCAACCCCCGTTCCACCGCCGGCGTTGATATGCACACTCACAAAAAAGTCAGCGCCGGCTCGATTGGCTACATCCGCGCGCTCATCCAGCTCGAGAAAACGATCGTCCGTACGGGTATACAGAACTTGCACCCCTTCGTATTCGTCAAGCATCCGTCCGATGTGCTTCACGATTTTTAGCGTCAAATCTTTTTCACGCAGCCCATTTCCGACAGCCCCGCTATCTTTTCCACCATGTCCTGCGTCGAGCATAATTTTCACCATCACCGCTCATCTCCTTCCACTTTTTCGATTGCGTATTTAATCGCCGCCACCGAGCCAATGCCGTACAAGGCATATTTAAGACCCATAATCATGACGTCAAATGAAAAGGCGCGGCTCTCGAACGCCGAGAACGCCACGCCCAGGAACACCGCCACAATCGGAATGTACCGGTTCGGAATGTTCGCCGCTTGGCGGATGGCATAGAGTAGAACTGCCAACGCCACATATGCCGTAAACTCAATAGACAAGATAGCTTCCATCATTGAACCCCTCCCTGAATAATAAAAGACAGCACCGCTCCGACGATGCCGCCTATGATAAGCCGTAAAATCCATGTGGTGTTATTCTTGATTGTGCCAATGTCCTCGCGCATGTCTTTGATATTTGATTCCGCGACCGCTAGACGAGTTTTCACATCAACCATATCCGCCTCCAACTTTGCAATACGTTGTTCCATCGAATCACGCCTTTCTAAACAAAATAAAAAGAAGCCTTATTCGGCTTCTCGTAACTGTTTTGCTTCTTGAATCAGTTGTCTCACTTTATCAAATTCGCCTTTACCAAACGCATCGGCAACTTCCTGCATTTTATCGAAATATTCCTGCTTGTCAGGGTAATATGGTTGTAAATCACGGATAAACCCTTCAATGTAACGAGGAATTGGTTCTTTTGCATCTGGGTTCGAAATCTCTTCTAAAATCACATTTTCGAAAGGCTCGGCATCTTCCCAAAGATAAAATTGTTCTTCATCAACTTTTGCTAAAATATCTTTCGATCCAAAAAATTCCCATGGTCTACTTCCTCTCATGTCCACCGTTCTTTCTGGCACGTTTGCCACTTCCTTTTCTTCTTGTGCTACACTCACCTTTTCTTCTTGCGTAGCACTTGCTTGTTTTACTTCCGCTTCTTGCTTCGGTTCATTTGTCTCGCTGTTTGCATAGAAATATCCACCTGCGATTCCCCCAGCTACTACTAGCCCACCTAGCACACTTGCGACAAATTTATTCATTTTCCTCTCTCCCTTTGTCCGTTTTCAGAAAATATTTTATGATACCGCATACGGACATGGGAAGGAGAAAGTTTCACATTTTATCAAAAATTACAAACTGTATTCTCCACGACTTTGGATAAAAATTTGTTTCACGATATTTGCTGTGATTCTTCCAAGTTTGTTTGGATAAATCTCAATCGTATGCCAACCACGCGATACTGTTCCGTCACTTTCTTTTGATACATACGGAACAAGGTCGATATTCTCGCCGCTTGTATCTGTATACGGAATGGTATTCCCGTCTACTTTGATTGTCACTGCTGTTGGCATTTCAGAAAGTTTATATATTCCATATTCAATTTCATGTGTATGGTCAGGTAACTCAATTTCATGCGTGTGCGCAGGAATCGAAACGCTGTGTGTATGGTTAGGAATAGTGACATTGTGACGGTGGTTTGGTATTGTCACTTGGTGCGAATGGTCAAATTGGTTTGTGAATGTTACTGTGTGACGGTGTGTATCAAGTGTGCCACCGTTTGATGGCGATGTTTCAACTTGCAACGATCCGAAAATCTTGTTAGCTGTTGTTGCAGTAGTACCTCCACCATCTGCACTTGTGACTACTCCGCCGCCACCGCTTGCGCTCGTGACCACTGCCTCGCCGCCGGATTGGGTCGTCCCGACAACCGCACCGCCGCCTTTGGTTGCTTTCGAATACGCGCGGAATTCGCTTGTTTCAAACGTCAACAATAGTTTATTCAGCCGTACCACTTCATCTGGGATATAAAAGCGTATCACCGCTGGATTTTGTGGGTCGGCGTTGTCCTCATAATCGTGCGAATCGATATTGGTCGCTCCTTGTGCGTACACCTCGTTAATTTGTTGGCGGCGTTCCAAATCGGACTGCAAAGTTGTAATATCATCTGATTTGTTCGCAATTTCCAGTTGAACATCCGCAGGATTGCCCTTCATGTCGTTTTTCGCTTCTTTCATTATCCGGGCTTCAACCTTACCCAAATCCGGGTCGATTATGCGAACAATGCGCCCCATTTTCAGCTTGTCGATGTCCTCACCTGTGATTGATGAAATATCTGCCGCAGAAGCACGATAAGTGACCTTTGGTTCTTTCCATTGGTTCAATAACGAAAGAGCGTTTGCTTTCAAAGTGTTTGCGTCTTCAAAACGTTTGTCTACCCAAATATACGAACGAAGTCCGTATTTCGCGATAGATTCCGCATCTTCCACGTATGGAATACCGTTGTTAACGGATTTTATCGTCAACTGGTTAACACCTTCGCCATAACCAAGCGCATAGATTCGATTAAAAATAACGGACGGGTCAATCTCCCGTTCGATTCCGACCATATTTTTGCCATATCGGATTTCGCACGTCACTTCTGTTTCGGGTGCAACCAAATTCAATGTCCACGGGTAAGACGTAGTATCCCATGTCCATTGATAAGGGACATCGAATGGTTTCGGCACGGAAAACAAGGCCGACAAAAGGTTTTCGTTCTCCCACTTATATGAAAAATACCGCGTAAACGCCACTGTTCCCAATTTCCACCGTTTCACGCTTTGAAAATCAAGGATATATTGAAGCGTGTCTTTCGTGGATAGATTCGTAGTTTGGTGATATTGAAAAAGCACGTCATCTAGCAATGTGGCTAGGACGTGCTCGCATTGATATTCCACGGATAAATCTGATTCATTTTTTCTCGTTAGTGATGGAATGATTCGAAACAACCCGATATATTCCCCGGTATAGTCGTCCGTGATCTCTACAAAACTCAATGGCTGACACTCGTTGTTTTTCTGGTCATCTAACGGCAAAGAAAAAGAAGCCGTCCATAATTCGTTGAACCGCTTCTCATAGCCGATGTTATATGCGTTTTCAAGGATAGCGATAGGTTGCATCTGCTGATTCAGAATTTTTATCAAAATATCACCTCCGTTAATCAAAATAAAAAAGCCCTGTTTAGGGCTTTATGAAAGCGTCGTTTTATTCTAAAACAATAACAACAAAATACGATTTATTTTTTAATCCGTTGTCTGTTACTGGGACGGCTACATTGTTAACTGTATCGTAAAATCGAATAGCATTTGGAGTATTCACAGCAGCTACAACAACATAAGGGCTTACTACTCCTGCATTTACTGAAAACGAGCTAATTATGGCTTTAACCGTCCGTTTGGCACCGGAAGGATTGACATAAAACAAATATGAATCTCCACCTGCAACTACATTAAAATCAATCCCATTTGTTAAGCTGGTTACGGTAACTGCTCCTTCAGACGTTACATTAACTTTAGCAGGAACGATAAATTGTTGAGTGATTCCACTTGTGATTCGTTTCTCCGCTTTCCATAAAGTCGAATAATCAAACGTACATGTATCTGTATATCCTGTATTAGATATTTTTGTTGTAGGTTCGACTCCACTCCAAGTTAAATTTTTCACACTACTCATTGCAAGCATATCAAAATCATAAGGAATTGTCGTGCTGTATAAACAATCAACATTAACATTCTCCAATTTTATTCGGTAGACATAATTCCCTTGCGGATTGTCAATGAAAACTCCCTTATACGCTGTTTGAAAGATGTTAATATTCGATCCCCAAAAACCATATGCACCAATAGTAATGTGAATACCTATGCCATCACATCGTAACATATTTACATTATCAATTGTCACAAACCCACCTGTATTAACCTGTATACCAAAACAAGATCCATTTGTAATAGGTTCTTTTCTTGAGACTTGTGGGTTCATAGGTGCAAGGTAGATATTTTCTAATACGATTTGTGTTCCTGCGTCAATTTGGATACCTTTCCATCCTAAATCATGCGAGTATTGAGTTATCATTGCACCTTGACAACCTGAACCACCTCTGGTGGAAAAAAGCAAGCCAATGTTAGCTCCAACACTTGCTATATCATATACCTTTTCCCCATCAGAAGCTCCGATTTCAAATGAAACAGCGTTCATTTCTGCATATAAATTGACTCGAAACGCATTACCAGAATGCCCATACGCTTCCGACCAATATGGATGTGCTTTTATATTTTCCATTTTGCCCCAGTCAACACAGTTCCCTATTGTGATACCGTATCTGATAGGCGTGAATCGGATATTGATTAATTCATGTCGTGCATGTGTTTTGGTCAAGTCTATCACATGATATGAGTTAACAAAAAAGCAATTTTTAACAGAAAAATCACTAGCCCCTTCTACAATGTCAATAGTAGGGGCACAAACAATCGGGTTATATATATGATAGGTTGTACCGGGATATTGAACACCGCTATCTGTCCAAGTGTTAAAATCTTGATCGGGGTAAAAAAATATTAGGTTTTCGATTTTTGAGTCGGTATTTAATATGAATACATTTGATGTTGTTTTACATAAAATAACTGTTCCCGTTACAAGATTTAAGTCACTATTCCATGTTTTTGAGTAAGATGGCGCTCCTATTAGTTTGATACCTTGCGGAATAGTGATTGTTTGTGAAATTGTGTATTTTTTTCCTTCTAAAAACACATGGGTAAATCCGTTGTTTTTAGCGTAGTTTAATGCTCTCTGAATCCGCCCTGTATCATCTATTTCGCCTTGTATAGTCGGGAAGTCTAAAATGTTTACACCTACAATGTCCGATAAAATTCCAATTTTAATCTGTTCCGCATCAATCCGTTCTTTTAATGTTGTATATACATTTCCTTCCGCATCTACCCTCGCCTGTGCCGCTTCTACGGACGAATCGCCTTCGATGACAATTTGATTCAATTGCGACTGAACGCTATTCGCGGTATTGACCGCATTGGTTGAATTTGTTTCCGCAGTTGTTGCTTTGTTCAATGCTTCGTTTGCGTTGTCAATCGCCGCATTTATTTTGGGATACGCTTGCCGCAGTGTGTCCGTTCCTAGAATTTTTGGTGCATCTGCCATACTACCACCACCCTAGATGTATTGATGATAAAAACGAAATGTCAGTTGAACGGTTGAACCGCTTGGGTCAACAACAATGTTGTTATATCCCGGCAGAAGTTCAATAAAATCACCTTGCAACGCCGATAAAGAAGAAACACCGCCGATTTTGACGGTGTAATTTTCCCCGTTCACCTCAACAGGCTGGTTGATGTTATCAATATAAAATGATTGGTCAGTATCCATGTTTTGAACGCTTAAACGGCTTGTTGTTCCGCTAATTAAAATCGTCGGCCGAACGGCTATATTACCGTCATTGATAACTTGGATGATTTGAGGTGTGCTGACTTGAAATGTATATACCGCATCAAGCGTGATGTCTGAAAGAATTGGTACATCCGAATCCATGATGATTTCGTCAGACGGAATAATGAATTTCGCCGCAGGGTCAAACGCTACAAGCGGCAAGGAAAACTCCGCAAACCGCACAAGTCGTTGAATCGGCATCGAACCGCTGTAACGAACATAATAGAATTTGTCCGGCTCGTAATTGAACACCAATTTTACTGTTTTCGGTCTGCCGCAGGAATCCAATAACGCTTTTGTGAATTGTCGTATGCGCCATTGCAACTCATTCATGTTTAGTTCATTACGGACGCGTAGTCGGATAGAGAATGGACGCGGCCCTAATTCTGCGCCTAAATCATATTCACCATGTCGCCCAGGAATGGTGATGGTTTTATCCCTTGTAGACGGAAAAGGGTGGTCGTGTTCAAGTAGCGCAGTAAATCCATATTCTTCAATTTCTACACCGTCAATGGTGATGGTTTTCATCTCACCAATCCCACCCTTCTGCCGTTGAGTTGTTGTAAGTTGAATAGTTCACGAGCGATCAGTTTGATGTCTTGCTCGCTTCGCACGATCATTTTGCTTACGTTCACGGCTGAATTATTTGTGATGTTGGTTCCTCCTGCCGCTTCGGTTGCGGCAATCACATTCAAGCTAGGCAATGCTAACATGTCGTTAAGCATGGCTTGAATCATTGGCATACCTTTTTTCAAGCTATCTGAAATTGGCCCAGCGAAATCCAATTTATCCAAGTCAGAAAGCGGCCCCACTTTTGCAGGCGAGAACGGCAAGAAATCGCGGATTTTTCCGGCTACACTGCTAATAATGCCAGTGACTTTGTCAATCATACTTCTAATCCCACGCACTAACATCTCCATAAATCCCTTTCCTGCCTGGTAGAATTGTTCAGCAATCTTCCCGAATTCTCCGCCAATCAAACGTCCTAAACCACGAATCAGACCCAGCACCGCATCAATACCCAATCGGACTACATTCCCGATGAGCTTCCACGCATTCGAAAGGAGACTCTTCGCGTTATCCCACAATTTTCTCCAGTTCCCCGTGAAAGCGGCGGCGAATATGCCGATGATACTCAAAATCACACCAAGAGCCGCTTGAATGATCCCTTTCACTGTTCCCCAGGTTGATTGAACAATGCTTTTCAATAGCACAAAAGCGGCTTTCAACAGCGAAACCATGGCGGTTACTTGCGAGATGACGTACGTTTTCACGAATGACCATATTGCTTGCGCGACTTGCATAATCTGTTGGCCGTTCTCATTCCAAAATTGCTTTAACTGTCCGAACAACTGTTTTCCCAAGGAGACAATAGCCGTCCATACGGGAATGAGAATCTGATTTAGGATGAAATTCCACACTTGCACGGCATATTCTTTGATCGCGTTCCACCCCGTAATAACCGCATTTCGGAATGTTTCGCTATGCTGCCAAAGCAAATACAACGCGGCTGCTACAACGACGATCGCCGCTGCCCATGCAAAGGCAATAGAAATCGAGACGCCCATCAGGGAGGCAAGGGCCTGCATAGGACGCAAAAACATGAAGGCGATAGCGCGAAGACCGAGCATATACTTGCCAACCAACGCCAACGGGATGGCAAACAAGGTCAGGATGGTTGTAAGATAAAGAATTGAAAAAATGACGGTCGAGATTACAGGGCTAATTGAATTCAATTTATTAATAAACTCCCCAATTGCTGTGACGGCGTCTACAATTTTGGAGAAAATGATACCCCATGTTTGAATAAATGGCTCTAGTGCCTGCGCCCAAACAGCTTTGAACCGTTCTAATGAGGCTCCCAATGGCGTGATGCTATCTTTCAAGGCCTGTATTTTCTCTTTGGTCTTTTCTTTCAATTGTTCCAACTCGGTCAATGCCGCCGTCTTGGCAAGTTTGTGTTTTTCGCGCCACAGTTCTACATATTTTTGTAGTTCCGGATCAGACATTCGAGTTAGCGCCTGGATTTCCCCGGCCGCCGCCGGCCCCATCTTCCGTAGTTCGGCGATCAGACCTTCGTCCACACCTCGCTTGGCCAATGAAGCAAGGTTTTTCATCCAATCACGCATCACGCTGACTTGCTCTTTTAGGTTTTTGAGCAATGTCTTCGGATCAGTGTGAGTGATCTGCGCTTTTGAAAACAGGGACCATGCGTCATAAATCTCTTGTGTCCGTTGTCGCACTGTATCCCGGTATTCTCGGAGTGCTTGAGCAATTTTCTCGCGGATTTGCTCCACTTCCGGCCCTTTCGCCGCTTTGGCAATCGCGTGGGTCAAGAGCCCGAAAGCGGCCACCGCTCCTAGAGCTAATGTCGGCACTTGAGCAAGGCTTTGGTTAAGGTTTCGGGTGAAATCTTGCAGCTTTTTCGGGTCTGCGCTTTTTCCAAGTGCTTCTAGGGCAATCTGCGCCGCACTCCCGCTGGCAGCAAACCGTTGCATCGCTGCGCTCGCTCGAAGTGTTCCGCTGGTGTATTTAGCAAGAAGCGGATTGGTCTGTTGATAAATGCTGTGCAGTTTTTCTGCGTGTGTTGACGCGTTCATAAAAGTGGCCGCCTGCCGAATATAGGATTGGGTCAAAAGGTGGTTGTTTTTCAACATGTTGTCTGTGGCTTTTTTGTGTTCCGCTCCCAATTCACGAATGCGGTTCATTAAGTCTTGATTGGTGCCTTCGAACGTTTGCAATCCTTGTCCGAGTTCAAGAAACTTCTTCTCCACTTCAAGGATTTGCTTTTGATAAGGCAAAAGCGCCTGCCGCTGCCCCTTGGTCATTTCACGGTGCATTTGGCTGAACTGCCGCTGAAGTTCGCGAAGCTCCTGCTCGATATTCCCCTTCTCCAGCCTCGTGTCAATCTCAATACGACCATCCGAAGCCATTGCTCTCACCTGCCTTTCTTCACAAACATCGACGCCACGGCATCCCACTTGCGATCAATCGCTTGCACCGCCTGTCTTTCATCCAACACCTCGTCATCAAGACGATAGCGGCGCTTCATTTGCAGGATATAGTCACGATATTCTTTGTTGTACCGATCTGGCGGCGGCACTTTCATTTGACGGAGGCTGACCACTTCTTTGAATACCGTTTGATTGTCCAAATTCAGCAAGAGTTGCATGAATTTGTGCCAGTGCAGTTTTCCTTGTTGTTCAAACAGGTCTATCCGGTACGCCCGCATAAACGAAGCATAAATAAGGCCGGCATCTTTTTTGAAATCAAACACCTTCTTGACCACTCCGTCTACAGGTTGCGTAAAATCAACGTCCAAAAACTCCTTAAAGATATACACGAAAAGCTCATGTTTTTGGTTGATCGGGAGTGGTTCGACATCTTGGACATTCTCAACCAAGATTTCCAATGCGATTTCGATTTTCTCGTAGTCGGTGAACCATTCGTCGTTGAGCAATTCGAACACGCGCAAAACATGGTCAAAGGCCAAGTTCAAACGGATTTCAATGCCGTTGTATTCAAAAACATCATCGAACGTTTCCGTAAGCGAGAACCGCATTTATCTCGCCTTCTTTACATATTTCTTGCGTCTATCCTCTTTCATTTTTTCGGCCTTCTCCGCAAACAACTCCGTCAAAAACTCAAGCAACTCCGCATACACCACCGTTGAGCGGCCGGCCGCTTCAAACAGCTCGTCAAACGTTCCTTCGCCAAGCAACGCCTCCGTCAGACTTTTCATATTCTGCCGCTGTTTTGCGAGCAGTTCCGCTTGCTGATCGTCAGACATGGAAGCGATGTCTTGTTCCGTCAGTTCTTTGGATTCATCATAGTATTGCTTGATTTTTTTCTGATACTCACCCAACACATCGTCAGAGAAATCGATGCGATATACTTTTCCGTTGATCTCCACTTCTTCATAAGCCTTGCTGAATTCAAACTTTCTCATGGTCTCCCTCCTTCAAAATAAAAAAGCCGCTAAAAGCTAGCGGCTTATACAGCTGGCGTGACAGTTGGTTTAGAATTAAAATGAATCTCGAAACTTATCTCTGATTTCGAATTGCTGTCCCCCGAAGGCCCTTCAATATTCGCGATGGTGCAAGGGCCTTCAATTTTTGTGCCATCCGGCAACGTCCATTTAAAATCCGTTTCCCGTCCTGATCCTAGTTCGAGCATATTCCCAAAAATAAAATCTTGTGCAGGGTCGCCTAATTTGCGATGTCCGCTAAATGTAATAATTAATTGCGCGCCTGTCACTGTAGACGTGGCAAATCCATCACCATCTAAATAGGTATCTTGAGCCACTTCCTCATTAAGCGATACCTCGAAATTATTCAAACCAGCACCCAAACGAGCATAAGTGCCGGGCGAAACGCCGGGTGTAGTGTTGATTTCAAAACGATGCGCCGACTGAAGAAGCAAACCTTCTGCCATATTCATTCTCCTCTCCTTTCATATTCCGCGTTAAACAGTGCGGTGTAGATGTATTCGTCATGTTCTGTTTTTTCAACGAAGTTCGGAAGGGTGTACACCTCACACTGAACAAAACGCCCTTCCGTCAGTGCGATGTCCTGTTCCGTCAGACGGTCAAGTACATGGGTGATGTCATTTATGACTCGGATAGCGTTTTGCTGATCGTTGTCTTTCACAAGGATTTGAAAGGACATTCGATATACTCGGCCGCGGTCCAAGTATGCCTCACGGAACGTGCTGGGGGTGAGACGAAAACAAACGGCTTTAGGTTCTTGTGACAGAATGCCAACTTGCACAGCAGCGTTCAATGCCACGCGACTTTCGATGATGTCAATCAGCCGATCCATTAGTTCCACGCCTCACCCCTCCTACTTCAAGTTATCGTCCACGGTCTTTTGTGCTAACTCCGCCCATTCGCGTCCGTGTGCCGCTTTGGCCGCCTCGAACCACAATCCTTGCGCGTTCGGATTTTTATCTTTCCGGAAATTGTATTGCGGATTGTAGTACAACCGCCGCGCATAAGGCGTGTCCCAAACCAGCAGTCCTTGCCCAATTTGGCTGGCTCGAAGGGAGCTGCGCATCAGTTCTCCGGTATCAAACGGGATGTAATAGTTGCTGTCTTTTAACACCTGTTGGTCGAGCGCATGCTGGGCTTTGTCAAGCGCACGGTCAATCTTGTTCGCAACAGCAGCGGCATCAAAATGCACCGTAACATTCAGCTTTATCATAAGAGCATCACCTCGATGTGATGCGGTGTGTTATCAAATCCATAGAACGGCGTGACGCGGATCACAGAGTACTCTTTTCCTTGAAAAATCACTTTGGATTTCTCTTTAAACTCCACCAACGGCCGTGAGTAGGTCACATCGAAAAACATAACGAAAGATTCGTTGGGCTTTTCTCTCTCGCGCTCCCCTGTTTTTCTACGATAGGACGCAATAGGTTGTAGCCGCACATTTTCAATCGTCACAGGAGCGTCAAACTCCTCGCCATACCGTCCGTTTCCTCGGCACTGCCGATACTCGACAGTATGAATAAGCAAGGATAAGGGGATCGGCCTAATCATAGACCGTCACCCCTGCATAGAGCCATCCGGTGCGGCGTAAAAAAGACAACGCCAACGGGCTTGTGGGATTTCCTGCCGCTGCTGTTTTGTAACTGAAATCCCCCAGTTTGACGTCTTGCAACTCCGTGCCCCCGTGCAAGATGCCCTCGCTGTTTTGAAAAAGATGCTCAACTTGTGCCGCAACCGCTTTTTTTAGGAGTGTTCGGCGCCATTCCGGCTCAACGGAAAGGTCTTGGATCTGACCGCCCGTCAACTCGTCAACCCATTCGCTTGCCCGTTGGACTAAACGAGAAAAAGTATCCTCATCAGAAATGGGCGTCCCGCGGTAAACGTCTGCGTAAAATGTGTAATCAATGTACACCATCACCGTTCACTCTACTTCTTTTTGAGTTTAGCCAACTCAGCCTTAGCTTTTTCCAATTCATCTGCAAGCTGGTTGTATTCTGCTACAGACACATAGCGGCCGCCTGTCGCCCGTTTCACGATATTTCCTTGCTCGTCGATTTGGTCATATCCCTGCTGGAGAAACGCCTCCAAGCGGCTGGCCGGAATATCTAAAATTCGATTTTGCTTTCGCACTTTCACAACATCCATTCGTATCCCTCCTTATCATGAAAAAGAGGGCTCAAGAGCCCTCCATCATCACGCGGCCGTATGGAATTTCACCCCAGCAACTTTGTTTTGCAGGATGAACACATCCCAATATTTCCGTTCGTAGTAGAGCCATTTTCCGCCCGTAGCGGCAGATGGTTCATCCAAGCTGACAAACTCGTATTTTTGCGGCGCCACAACAGCAAGCGGGTGAACCAAAATCATGTTGATTTGCTTGGCTGTTGGATCCGGAACAGCGCCATCCGTAAAGTTGTATGCCGTTTTCATCCGGCTCGACGGCACCGTCACAATTTGCACATCATCCAACGAATACACATTTCGGTTTACGCTGCCGCTGTTTTGCGTCACCGTCAGCATCCGCTGGATTTCTTGCGCTTGTTTCAACAGTTTTTTCACGGCCGGCGTGACATAAAGGATGCGTCCGCTTTGCGGCACTTCTGCATCATCCATTTCCTCCATAAAGGTATCGAAAATGGACAGAATGTTGCTGGCATCCAACGCGGTCGTGTTCGCTACCCCGCCATAGGCGACAAACTCGGCATACAACTTCGATGCCATGTATTTGTCCATTTCCGGAATTTTTTGCTCATCGTTAAACACACGCGTGATGTTGGCGATCGTAAGCGCCATGTTGGTCTCATCAATGTCTGCCGGGTCGACAAGCGTACGGAATTCCCGGTCATGTTCAAGTGTTTTGGTCTCCCAGCTGTTATCCGCACGGCGAGTGAAAGTGCCGACAACATCGCGGTCTACATCAACAAAACCACCCGTCGTGATGCGCGGAATTTGAACTGTTTTAGCATTGACCCATTTGATCGTCCGGTTGTTCGGCGTGTTATATAGGGCGTTAAACGCCAATCCTTCTGAAAATTTTTGCTGCAACGCTTCTTGATACAATTGAGCATAGTTTGGCATATTCTCAACCTCCTAGATTAATTTTTGAAAGCGGCCAACCATTTTTCCAACTCGCTTTGCGCTTGTTTTTGGTGTTGGCCGGTCGTAAACTGCGGTTTGGGTTCTTGCGGCTCTTGCTGTGCTTGCTTGAAATGCGGGTACTTTTCGATCACCTTGGCAATCGCCTCATCCAACGTCGTGTCATCATTCACCAACCGTTGGGCGAGCACGACAACGTCCTCTACATAGTCAGTGCGCACTCCTGCCTTAACAGCGGCGAGTTGTGCCGCTAGCGCTTCTTTCTCTTGTTGTGCAGTTTGGAATTGCTGTTCGAGCTGTTGCAATCGTTCCGCTTGCTTCTGCTGTTCCGTTTTTTGTGACTCTTGCCATTCACGGAACTTTTGAAGGCCTTCTTTTGCGGAATTGAAATCATCAATTCCTAGCTGCTTGAGAAGCTTCTCTTGCGCTTTCTTGACCTCTTTCGCAACGATGTTGTTCACATCATCTTGCGTAAAGGTTTTGTCATTCGGTTGTTGGTCTTGTTTCGGTGGGTTTTGCGGTTGTTGACCTTGACCTTCGTCCACTGCCGGCATTGGATTCGGTTCCTGGCCCGCTTGACCACCATCTCCACCGCCGTCGTCATCGGCGAAAAACTGCAAATCTAAACGATAGCCTCCAAGATTCACCGCTTGGTCGGTCGTGTTGGTCCATTTCATTTCCATAAACCTCCCGTATTGGGTATTTCCGTCTCCTGTTCTATTTAACGTCGGAACAGGTAAGCGACAAGATATAAAAACGCCCTAGCCACATAGCCAGGACGGATTAATATACTTGTTCACGTTCATAATTCCGTTTTAAATCGTGTTCCGCAACAAATCGTCGTATCGCGGCTTGCCGTTCCCGAACTTTGGTGCGGGCGGCTTTCACACCTTCTTGATCGCCAAGCGCCTCCATCATCTTCAATTCTCGCTTGGCGTATCGGATTTGTCTTTCCAGGTATCGCTGTTTTTGGCTGATCCGATAGGCTTCGGCAACCTGTTTCGGGTCGTACGGATGAAACCGCTGTTTCGATACCCCTTCAATAAAGGGATAAATGACATGGCGGCAATTCACTCCCAGGAGGCCTTGGGGTTCACCATAACTTGTCGAGCTAAACGGCGGATATTTTGGATGGTTGCCGCTTCTGCTGTAAATCTTTCCCTGAAACGGAGCGCAGCGGGGACGCGCATCCACGTGGCTGGACACCTCAATCAGGTCTACACCGTAATCATCCATACGCGCAAATTGCATATCATTCGCCACTCGATTCGATATAGAGCGCATAACCATGCTTACGTAGGCTTCTGTCGTCCATTTCCGGCCGCGCTTGTCCACCAAAGCCGGAATGCCGTGTTCTGCCCACCGAGCGGCCGTTTCGCGAAGCGACTCGTTAGGAGTTGACACACCCGTCAGCACCTTGCCAGTCGTCTGATTCAAGATGTCGATATAGGCTTGTTCCGCTTGGGCGATCATGGTCGTGTTCACCAAGTTAAACACATCCAATGCCTGCCGCTGATAAGCAGACAAAACAGCGGCAATTGCGGCGCTTTCCGCTATATTGGGAGGTTGAATCGCAACCCCCATCTGCACAGCTTCTGCAAGGTCACCTTCAATTTCCTGCACCGCCTCATATCCGGCTTTCTCTAGCATGTCCGAAACAGCATTCACCGACATGCCAGCATGTTTGGCGATGGTGATGATATTTTGCTGTGTCAGCACACCTAATTCCATCAGTTTTTGCGCCTGCCAGGCATAAGCGTCTTTTTCGAGCAGCGACTTCCCTTCGCGTAGGTGTTTCGCGATATTCACCAGGATTTGCTCCTCAATCGCAAGGTACACCTCGACAACCGGCGCTGCTAATTGTTGACTCCGTTCCGGCGTCATCCTTCACCACCGCTTGTCATGCCAAAAAAGTCCACTGCCTGTGCAGTCACGGTTTGTTGTTCCTGTTGAATTTCTTTCAAAAGAGCAGCCGCTTCTTCTTTGGTCACTCCCAACACTCGCTGGATTGCCATTTGTTTGCTCGCCAAGCCGCTGTTGACGAGTTGAATCCAATAGAGTGCATCTGCGTTTTTATCTTGCGCCACCGAATCGTCAAAGGTAACGGTGACCTCATACTCGCTCGGAGTATGGAAAAATCCGTATAATTCCCCGACCTGCCCGATCGTCTCAATGAGTTCACGGATAGCTTCCTTGATGACAATCTCATGGGATTGCTTGGTGCGGAATGTCTTGGAGTTTTCACTCACCACCTCCGTTGCGGTTTTGACGCCCTGCCCGTCAAATGTAAAGGTTCCAGCCGAAAACCCAATCTGCATCGCCAACAGGTTTAGCAAGGCGTTGATCGCGTTGATATGTTCCTCCACTCGCAACTGAACAGAAATATCTTTAATCGTATCCGAGTCTTGATCGAAGTTGAATGCGTCATACACTTCGTCGTTGGCGTCAAAATAACGGTGCGCTTGTCCTGTCTGTGGATCAATGACCGTTCGGATCGCCGCTGTTGGAACGATGATCCGTTTTCGCCCCAGCCGGAACTCACGTTGAAAACTGTCAAACGCAATATCGAGCGATTTGATCGTATCCAGTGCATTGGCATAAACGGCGATGCCAAGCGGGATGGTGGTGTCGAAATTGTTTGCGGTGTTTGGTTTGAGATACACAAACAGCGGCCGCTTGAGATTTTGAATTCGCACTTCCTCTTGCAAGTCAGGGAAAAGCGTCGCAAGCGGAACCTTGACTCCCAGATCCTCACCGCTGGACTCATACAATTCGTTGCGGACGACGTATTCCGAACCTTCCCATACATGCCATTCAAGATGAGTATATTTTTTTGCCTGCCGCCGAATTTCGCTGACAAACAACCCTTCGCGGATGCGATCTTGATCCCATGACAACGGGATAAAACAGTCAGCGGTCACGTATCCTAGCCGTACGCCGCTGTCGTCTGCAAAAACCTTGACCACCGCACCGCCCATCGCAAAGGCATATTCTAAATACCGTTGAAATTCCCGCTCGAATTGGTTGCGGCGAAACACCTCTTTCACATTTTCTTCAAATTCCGGATCGGAAATACTGATCTCGCACCGCTCGTTAAAAACGAGCGTCGCCAATTCCTGCGCGACAACTTTAGGAATGTTCAACGTCGCCATGCGTCGTGTTCTCGTCCCGTTCAGCGTGTGATATTTCACCTTATGAAAATCTTCGTGATAGCCGCTATATAACGCCTTCCATACATCAATTTGATTAAAAAAAGTTTCATTGACCGGAATTTCTTTTTTGGCGTAGACACTCTGAATTCCGCGGATTAACCCCATGCGATACATCACCTGCCTTAACTTTGCAATTAAGTTCTTCCACATGGCCGTCACCGCCTAATATTTCAAGTTCAATTTTTGTAGGTTGTCATTGACGTAATAAATAAAGCAGTCGACTGTATGGTCATCCTCTTTCACAACACGCGGATCATCACTATTCAACGTTTCCGGATCCCATTGATACCGCTTATGTTCTTCGTAGAATATCTGGTTGTTCTCGTTTCGAAGCATAAAAAAACGACCTTGTGCCAGCAGGTCTTGAACGTTTTCAATCATGTTCACTTTCTTTTTCTTCGCAATCGGATGCAAGCGGATGCCGTAGTCTTTGAAATACTGGTTTCGTAATGCACCCTCTGCACTGTCGATGGTGCGGTTATCAATTGGTTTCTTGTATGTTTTCACAAGCCGCTGTTCAAATTCCCATAAATCCTTGCTAAAATCGCTTGGGGCTTTCTTTACCGTCTTGTTAGCGGGTGAGTAGTAATAGGTGTCCAATAGAATGACATTGAGTCGCTTGGTCAATCCTAGCCCTAAAAAAGCGGTTGCGGATGTTTGATAGCCGCTGTCTATCGCAATATCAATCAGTAGTAAGTCGTCATCTTCCGGCAGTTCGTCAATCCAATGGAAATGGTTCATGTTGTATACCATATCCCCAAGCCCGATGACTTCACCTAAATACATCCAGCGGTAGTATTCTTCGTCCGTTTGTTTGTAGTTCTCGATTTTGCGAATCAATTGAGTGGATAAGAAGCCCTTTTCGTCGTCTAGATACGTGGAATGGTGGATAAAATAATCCGGGTCATTCCGTTTGCTGTCTACCCACTCATTTACCCAATCGTATGGGTTGCGCGGGGGATTGTAGGAATAATAAATCTTGACCTCTTTTCCGTCGAGCTTTTGCCGGATGAACGTATCCGCCACCACATCAATGTCCTCGACGCCGTCAAACTCCGCCAACTCCTCATACCACAACGCCATGACGTATCCCTTAGCAATCTTGGCCGACTTAATTTTCATCGGATCATCACAACCATAAAAGTAAAACGCCGTCCCTGTTGGTTTGTGGCGGATAATGAGCGGCGACTTTCCAAAATAAAATTCATGATCCAACCCCAATGTGTAAATGGCCCACTTAATCTGCTCATAAACCGAAGTAGAAAGATATTTAGCCACCTTCCGCAAAACCACCACATTTCCGTTCGGGTCGGCAATAAAGTCAGTTACCAATTTTAACGAGATCACAGACGATTTGGTAGACGAGCGGCCACCCTTCAGGATCACATTGGGCTTGTCTGTCAGCCAAAACGAATAAAACGCCGGGTTGATAAGGTCAGTGATCCGAATCGTCTTGACATCGCTCATGGAGCACCTTCCTCATCTCGTCAACGTCATTCACGATGACCACTCGTGTTGTTGTGTCGGTCGCTTCTTCAATTTCTTTGCGTTTGAGTTCAAGCTCTTGGCGTTTCAGCTCCAATTCCTGCGCCTTTAACATCTTGTCATGCAACGTACCAATGAGGATAGCGGAATCCCGCGCGGATGTTCTCGCGATCACTTTCGGGTCTTGGACGTGTTGCATGTAAAGGTTAATCGTTTTCCACGCTTCTACAATCCATTGTTGCTTTTTCTGTGTTCTTAGTTGTTCGACTTCGTCCTTTTCTTCGTCTACAATCTTTTTCACTACCGATGGCGAAACATTAAATTTCCTCGCCGTTTCTCTCATATTCCCACATGAAGCATAAAACGCTTTGATTTCTTCTCTTGTTTTGTCATCGAGTTTTTTGCCACGAGCCATTACATAGCACCTACCTCCCAATAAAAAAGCCGCTCTAGGCGACTTACTTCCCGATTTTCACTCCTAATTCACGATGAATCTCTACATGACAATTTCTGCATAACGTAATTAAGTTATCCATGTAGTTACTGCCGCCCCACGAACGCGGGACGATATGATGAGTATGCAGATCTTGATTGAATGCTTCATAGTGTTCGCGTCTTGTCATTCCGCACCGTTGACAAGCAAAATTATCTCTCTTCATTGCTCTATCTCTCTGGCGTTGGTAATCTTCAACGAATAACACCTCAACAAGCCATTTTTCCGCATGTTCTTTGCTACAATACCGTCGCCGCTTATCTTTTAGTCCGGCCCCACACCAGCGGCAATATTGAAATGTAGCAGGATTATCTTTTTCTTTAATCGGTAAAGGGAATTCCATTGCTAATCACCGAACATAAAACGATTTTCTTTCAACACTTGATACAACACCGCCGACACCCGATCGATTATCTCCTCGTCTCCTTCGCCATAGCCAGCTTCCTTAAAAGTTCACTACACTTCCATCATACAATCCGTTTCCTCTTTGACGCACCTTGGAAACAGGCATGTCACAACGAACGGCACTTGCCAACGGCTCCATATGCAAGTGCGGCACTTGTGCTTTTCGTATTGTTCGTACGCTTTCTTCTTTTCTTCTTCGTACTGCGACATGCCTGTCACCTCGCTTTCTGATTTAGCACATGTTTTCGTTAGAATACATCTTTTTGACATAATAAAACGCCACCCCGATCGGAGTGACGTTCAGAAAACTTAAACACAAGAAATTCGAGATGCTCAAATTAGCTTCCAACATTTAGGACATCTGTCCCTGTAAGCCACCGTTGACGACTCTCCAGTTGCCCTTACTTCAATTTTCTTAATAAGTTCAGTTTTGCAATGAGGACAGATGATAAGTGTTTCATCAAAATCTAATTTGCGTTTTTTGGGTTCGAGAGTAGCCATTTAAATTCTCTCCTACTTGGTTTATTTAGCTTAATTTTACCACGCATTTACGCTAAAGAAAACGCCACCCCGATCGGAGTGACGTTGTTTTGGTCTGTGACGAGACAGGCGGGGGACGTATCCTCCACACCCGGAACAAGTATCTGCATTTTCAAGGAGCCCGCGCATTCGCAGTCCCCTTATTCTTAACCGCCCTAACCCCTATCCTATTGGATTTCCTCACGACCGAATAGGTCATGGTTTCGGGGAATAGTGGCGATTGGATACGTTGTTTTATCGGGTACAACGTTAAACCTTTGCAAGCCACAAACTATAAGTAAATGGCATACACCGCCCGCCACCCGAAAACAAAGGGCTCATCGCCCGGTAGGGTGACAGGCGGGTGCTCCCCACTCGTACGATATTCAGTTTTACCCCGCCTGCCACCGCGGGAAGATGGTGACAAGCGGGAGAAGGAGGAATCGGCTATGGACATCTTCAATATCATATTACAACAGGAAAAGGATTCAAAAGTGACATAAAAGTGACATCTTATCGAGACGAAAAAAGCAGGCCTAAGCCTGCGTTAGATGGCTACTGTTTTAACAACTTGCTCATCCGCGAATTCCCAATACTCACCGTTCCAAATCGGTTTGCGTTTGATGATCTCGATCGCGTTGCGGTTCAGCGCCAATCGTGTGGTATACTCATATCCTTCCATCAACACATCAAGTTCGACGTTTTCGAGTGCCGCGATCTCCGCATCAATATACCATTCTGTTTCGCCGTTTGCAGCTCGTAAAATATCGGCGTTCCGTTTTAAGTTATTCAGCAGTTCCTCTTTTGTCTTGTTTAATTTCATAACCATTCCCCTTTCATCACATTCTACATATATAATACAACATCAACACTTTAATATGCAATGGTTTTAGTTATTTTTTTAACCTTTTCCTTCTTTTTTCGACTTGCTGTTTATACTTCTCAACATCTTCGCGATAAAAAAGCCTTACCTTGGCCGGACCTTCCCCCCGTTCAAAAATGGGGATCAGTCTCCTTGTTCGGATGCTTTGAACAAAAGCTGGTTCACTCATCTCTAAAAATTCCTTTGCTTCTTGCTTGGTCATGATATGTTTCTCTGTGAACTCAATCCAATCTTTAATATCCATCATTCATCCCTCACGATCTTGTAGTTTCCGCCTTTGTTTGATATTTTTTCCAACAATACAGCCAGGCGTTTTTTATTTAGTTCCGTTCCAACGAATCGTTTGCCGTTCAGAAATGCATTGATCCCGACAAGCCCTCTGCCCATGCACAAGTCGCCGATGCACTCATATTCCTCATTCTCACATACCCACTCGATGATGTCTTCCTCGTCCATGCCGTCAAGGCTGGGTTTTCTCGCTTTGTTCGACCCGCGAATGACATAGCACAAGTTGTTTTTGTTGTGATAATACGTTGAGTTATAGAACGTAACATAGCGATATAACTTTCTTGCCTCAATAATAAAGTCGGCTAGGTGTTGCTTTCCAATTTCTATATAACAGACGTTCGGTCGAATGTCTGCTATGCATTCAAAAAGACGGCGATAAAAAGACTCGAATGACTCCACGCGTTCTTCCTTATCTGCTTTATAATAAAACGCATTGATGTTCCCGAGATTCCAAGGCGGATCAACAAAAATGAGATCCGCCTCTTTCATAAAACTCGGTAGTGGGTTAAAAATGTCATGGACCGCCACTTTGCTTCCATCCTGGAAAACGGCAATCTCTCCTTCATGAATCGGGTGCCGATCAATCGCACCACCGTAATCCCATTTAGACATGTTCGTCAACCTCCATCATCTCCCACGCTTTGGAATACGGTTGATTTTTAAACAACTCGGCGATCCCGGTGATTTGTTTCAGTCGATACACTTCTTCAAATTCCATCCCTAGATGCTTGGCAATTTCTTCGTCTGTCAACCCTTGTTTGACAAGAGATTGCACCAAATCGCCCATCAATTCAACCTGGTGAACACCGCGTGCACGGTTAAATTGTACCGTCGCTGCCATCCGTTGGGCGATGTTGTGTTCAAGGACGACAATGACGATTTCATCCGCTTGTAGCCAATCTTTGAAAATGGTATATCTATGAAACCCGTCCACGATCACGAACTTCCGTAATTCTTCATCAAACACCGTAACCACAGGAAAGGTGAATCCATTATCCAAAATAGACTGCTTTAACAGCTCCATATTGTTGCGCGGTACGTTGTTCGGATTGTAATTGTTTGCTTGGACTAATTCAATCGGCACTTTGATTGGTGTTAGCGCGTGCAGTGTGATCTCTCCAGACTTTGTTTTGATTTTCGGTGCATCTGGTACAGTAAAAACCCCTAAATCCGTCTCGAATACTCTCATAAGATTTCCCTCCATTTTTGTTTGATCTTTTCGATTGGATCCGGCGCGTTATCCACCGGCAAGTTGTTTTCGTAGTCGTTTAAAATTAGTTGTCGGCATTGCTGCCTTGCCACATAATTGTTGTTCAAATGTTTAGCAAAGCGCCTTTCGAAAATCTTTTTCTTCTCCGGGTCCGGGTACGTGGCAAGGAGAAAATCCCTGTATTCCATCCAACTCTTAAAATTCTTCGGCAATTTACGGACCCTCATGAGTTTGTTGTCCTTTCCGTAGATATGCCCTACGGCGATGCCGCCGATCCGTTTCAGCAATTTGTCGTATGTTTTCGGTTCGAATTCAGGAAGTTCCACGAGCGCTTTGAATGCTTTTTCGTGGATAAGGCTGGATACGCGGATTTCTTGCAACCCCATCCCTTTTTTGAATTGGTAATCATAAATCTTGTTGTATCTCAGTTTATTGTCGTAAATATAACGCCAAACATCATGAAAGTTCCAATCATAAATCGGGTAGGCCGCGATGTTCCCGTTTTTCATCTTTGTGGTCCAATACCAATCTTTGTAACCCGGATTTTTCGCCACCGCTCTCCATCGGTTCATCGACTCCGTAGCGCGCAAGCCAATGAGAAAACAAGTGTTTTGTCGGCTGTTTTGGAAATTCTCAATCGCGTCATAAAAACCAAATCCTTTGTTCTTATCGCGGATAGTCTCTTTTTCCGGATCCCACGGTTTGTGTTTAATGGAATCCGGTTCTTTCGGGCGCATCCATATTTTATGCTTCCCTCGCTCCCAACAAATCAGCTGGCTTTCCTTTAACGAAGTGGCATTGGTCAAATGAAACTCAATTTGCAGCCATAATTTAATCGTGTTTTCGGGATATAAGTTCATGAGATAGCGAATCTGCTCTATGGTGCTTTCGTACACCACTTCTTCGTCAAGGAAGAACAGACCGATTTTCCGCCCTCGCTTATTTGCTTCCTGCAACGCCAGGTGCGCTAGGACGGTGCTGTCTTTTCCGCCCGAGATGCTCACGATGATGTTTTCCCACTCGTCGAAAATCATGCCGATCCGTTTTTGGGCTGCACTTAGCACATCTTCATTGACATAGACTTGCTTTAGCATATAGATACTCCACCTCCGCTTTCCAACGGTTAAATTCATTAACGTAATATTGATCGATCGGCAACGATGTGCATAGATAGTCCACTTTGGTTATGCCTGTGAACTTCAAAAAATCGTTAAAGTTCAGCCTTCTATAATGAAAGTCGATAACAATATAGTTCTTATCCTTTTCCACTTCCTTGTATGTGACGACATTTTTCAGTTTATGCCGTTTGTTCCTCGCGACATAGAGATGATCCGGCCGAATGGCTTTTTTCTTGAAATCCCCAGCCAATAGTTGCAAGTTTCTCGGGATAGTATCCGGGTGCTTGTTCCCGAGTGTTTCAAACAACTTTTCTTTTTTTGTTTCATATTGCTTCCGTTCTTTTTCTGTCGTCTCAACTGGTATGACGTTGAGTTCAATTTCTCGCGGGATCATCATGATGTCTTCTTCTTGTAAGTAACGAAAATCAAAGCCCTTCCCGTGATACTTGTCTTTGTTCTCGAAGTTCAGTAAAATCATAAAATCCTCTATTTCTTCAATGATTGGGAAGTATTCAAATACAATACGATGCGGCGTTTGATTTAAATAGTGATGCGAACAATTGTAAATCAATTCCGCACGGTTTCTTGTCCGCATCAACTCGTCTATGATGATGAGGCTGTTCTCGTCAATTTCCTCAAGCAATCGATAAAAATACTTGTACATTTCAATATCGGCATACTCGATATACTCGATCTCCGCGTCAACATCGTATCGGTACGGGAAATCTTTGTAGTAAAAACAATAAATTTTTCGGATGTTGTGCGCAGCAAGATATTCACTAATCATTTGCTGCTTCTGGTCATGTGTAAAACCAATCCGAATCATCGCTCACTCCTCCTCAAGCAAATCGCTGACGTCCTGTTCCATCGGCGGGATGAATTCGTCATTGCGCCGAACTTCTGAACCGAGATAATAGCCTCGCTCATTCCAAATTCCCACCACATACACCTTGTTTGTGGAAACCCGATTCGGCGTTTCGTCAAAGCACCTTTCCAAATACCACAACTGTTTAGGTGTCATCCACACAGCTTCTTTTCTCCGATCACGAAACGCCAGCTCGACGATATATTTCCCTATCTTGTCAACTCGCTTCGCCCGGATGATGCGCGAGATGATCCGCTTTTCCATCCAGCCACTCTCCTAATACGTTCAAGTCTTTTTTGTCCTTCATTAATTCAATAAGACCTTTAAATGTATCGACAAGCGACTCTTTCCGCTGTAAACACTTCAAAATGCGAACGTCCAAGCTGTTGTCGGCGCATATGTCAATGATGTGCACGTTTCTTTCCTGACCGATCCTATGCACCCGATCCTCCGCCTGCGCTCGCGTTGCATAGTCCCAGTCATTGCTATAAAAAATCATGTATCTGCAGAACTGAAGGTTTAGCCCATACCCGGCGCACGATTTATTTGCTACCAAGAATCGAGCGTTCTTTTCGAATTGACTCAAATTCTCCTGGCGCTTCCGCTGCGGAATCTCTCCGTAAAACGGAACTGCGGCCCCGTCTCCGTATTTTTCGTTCAAAACGCGAACAATATCAAGAATCTCTTGTGTGTACTTGCAAAAAATCATAACTTTTTCGTCAATCATCTCAACAATATGGAGCAACAGCTCCATCCTTGGATTTTCGAGTGGGTCACGAAAAAAAGGTGTTCGTTTTAGGTGTTTCCCTTTTGTATCCACCCGAAACCCCGCGATCACACTCTGCACTCCTGACAGCATGCGATAAATCGTATGTGGTTCCAGTTCGTTCACATCGAACAGAAGTTCATTCGCCACCTGCCAATAGTGATCGCGTTGCCGGTCGTCCATCTCGTAGTAGTATGTTTGATAAGTCTTGTCCGGCAAATCCAGGCACTCGTCCTTTTTTACCTGGTAGCTGTACGGCGCTATCTTGCGGACGAGATAATCCACATTCAGCGTCCGCACAACTTTCCCTCTCACCCGCTCGTCCCACTCGATGTGGTTCGCAGCGAAGCTCCAAAACGACTTGTATCCTAAAATGCGCCAGTCGAGAATATACCATTGGGCAAATAGATCCGTTTCATTCCGGCTGACCGGCGTTCCGTTAAGGATGAGTTTATATTTACAATGCTCAGCCAGCCGCATGATGTTTTGGGTTCTCTTTGCCCGGTGATTTTTTACAAGATTGCTTTCGTCGACGACGAGATAGACTTGTTTTTGTTGCACAAGCTCTAATAGCTGGACGTTCGCTCGAACGCTTGACGATAGCGTCTCGATGCCGCAAATGGTGAACATCGATAAATCGCCTTCGACATGCTTTTCCAGCTCTCGTTCAATGGTTTTCTTGACAGAACAAGGACAAAGCCATAAAATATGATTAATCTTGCCGGCGTTGTACCGTTTCGCGATCAATTCCAACGCCGTGCGAGTTTTGCCGGTGCCCATCTCCATGTAGAGGGCACCGACTTTGATTTTTGATAATTTTTCAACTGCCCGTTTTTGATGCTCGTACAAATCAGTCTTTAAGATCATCAAGCACGCTCGCCTCCGACTGCAAGATGTCCTCCAATCCGTCTTTGTGTTCGACCTTTTTCTCCGGCGCCGGTTTCACGATCAGTGCCGCTTCTTTTTGTTGTTTGTGTTCCTCGATCAACTGACGGGCTGATTTTGTGAAACGGAATCCGTACAGTTCTGCAAACTCCTCGACCTCTTGATAATATTCCACGCGCACCAGTACGGACGGACGGCTCCACTTCGCGCTGGGAAGCGTGATCGCTTTTTTGTACAAATCGCTTCCGTCCGTCCAATTGATTGCAAGTTTGTTGTCTCGCCGGTAAATCCAACGCCGGCACTCCGGATCATACTCTCCGTTTATCGCTTTTTGTCTGATCTCCGGGTCTAAAATGCACACCGGAAAACCAGCGTTCAATAGCTTGTTCCCGAGTTCGGCTGCCCGTTCTTCTGCCGAACCTGTTGTCTCTTTTATTGTTTTCGCCCAACTTGAGCTGTTGCGGTCCCATTCATACCCCAATTCCTTCACAATCAACCGAAACCGTTCGTTTTTCGGATACCTGACCGCGACACGATCGGGGCGAACCTGGATTTCAGCCACGGCTTTATCCTTCGTGTTTTCCGGGTATACGATGCTTTCTTGTTTGATTTGTTCCATTTCTTTTTCAAACTGTTTTTGCCACTCTGACTTGAGAGCTTCTTTCTTTTCCATTTCGATAATATCGAACAACGTCATGTATCGCAGTTCGATGTAGTATGACGCCGATGTTCGGTTCGTTAAGATAAAATCCCGTATCTGCATTAAGTCCGGCAGGCTTATTTTAAACCTTCTTTTTATTACCTCCTCCCCCTCTTTTAAATACTCGTCGAATTTTTCGATTAACGCCTGGCGAATCCTCGCTGCCCAGGCGACTTGTTTTTCTGTCCCTCTCAGCTCAGGCAGCTCCATTTCCTTCGCCAGTTCCATCGCGCGTTTCGTTTCTTCCTCGCGCTGTTTTTGCAAATACTCCTCATAGCAATCCGGGCACATTTTCGAAAACTCCAGATCTGCTTTCCATTGTCTATCTTTGACCGGCCCATAGATTTGCACGCGACCGTAATGACCGCAACTATACGTTCCATAGTACCATGCCATTTCCATTTACCTCCTTGTTTTTTTCGAGGCTTCAAACCCCTTATTGTCCGTCCGAATGCATAGGACGGACAAAAGAAGCTCGATCACCGTATTTCATTCGGGAAAAGATATATCCATGCCATGCAACGTGAGAAATCACCCGTCCAACTCATTGCATCCATATTCATCAGTGCGCCGATTTCCAACCTATCCGCTACATACGGAGCTTCAGGCGGGCTGGATGGATCAGTCTGCAACGGCATCGTAGTGGTCTGATGCAACAACTTCCATATCGTGCTGTGTTTGTGTTTTGCTATGCCCGTCGTGATGATCGGCACGCCTTGCCGATCATATACCGTGATGATGGATCCGTTTCCTTTTTCTTCTGTCCCTTTTGCTGTGTATCCATCTACAATCTCTGTTCCAACAGAAAAAATTTCTTTTCTCATCCGGCTCAAGATAAAGTAAATGCTTTTGTTTACCTCGCTCGAGAATGTTTTGCGCACATGTCCAGTGTTCAATGTGATATGATTGATGTACTTGCTCATCTATCAGCCCCTCCAAAGCTTAACTCCGGGAACATGTCGTCGAAAAAGTAATTATCGTCAATGTATATTTTCAGCTTTTTCACATCGCCTTCTGTTATGAGGCATGGCACAGCGTCCATGCCCATCACAATACTTGGAACCGTTTGACACCGACCACATGACCGGTGTCGTCCCGGACTACACTCGCCGGCGATGTATCCGGCGCGACGACGTCAGACCGATCGACGCCGGATGCCGACAGCGCCTGCAAGACAAGCGTCGACACGACATAGACAACCCCGTCCTGTGGGTCAGGTAGTCCGACGACGTCGCCGAACACAGTACGAACGACGTCGACACCGGCAAGCTGGCATACGACTGTTTGCTGAGTCGTCACCCGAGCGACTGTGCCGCTAGGTGGGACGGACAGCGCAATGCTCCCATCGTCGCGGACGATGTTGAGGACATGCGGCGTCAAGTTTACGAATTTCATTATTTTACACTCCTTTCTTTTTATAATCTTTAAGTGTTGTCATAACCCCGCTACCGCAACAAGAACAAGTACCATTCGCAAAGCCGTAGCCGTCATCCGGCGATCCACAACCAGCACAGACGACGACATCATCATCATCATTTTTCGCGTCCATTTGTGCCGCGCAATCGGCACACAGGACGCCGTGCGTGTGGACATAGTTTCCGCACCAGCAACGTGAATCAAAGATACCTTGATACAACATTTTTTCTCCTCCCATTCTTTTTTGGGGGACTCGCTCCCCTTATCGACCGTCCGAATGCTCGGGCGGTCTGTAAGAGGGGCGATCACTTCCCGAATCGTTCCTCGAAAGCGTCCCATCCATCCATTTCGTCGAGAGCATCCATCAGTGGTCCCATGCACCAATCTTGGTATTCGAAACTGTTTTCGATTGCTCCTGCATCGTTCTTCTCCAACCATTCGACGTAATCCAAAATACCTTTAACGTCCATTTCCATTAATTCCTCTTTTGATTTGTACATTAGAATCATCCTTTCATTTTTGTTTTATTACCTCCTGCATCTATAATATATCATCTATAAAATGATATGTAAAGCGTTTTTTTAAATTTTTTTGTTAAGACAGACGCTTTTTAGGCGTCTGCCTCTCCCAACAACTCCGCGATCGCATAGATGACCTCGCTTCGCCACCTCATGGCTTGCCTTTTTGTAATGTGCAGTTGCTCCGCTATCCCATCCCACGTATATCGTTGCGGCCTTGTCCAATACTTGAGCTTGACAAGTTTCCGCTTCTCGTCTGGCAATGCCTCATACACCGTCTTGATCGCGTGCGTCACCCGTTCCAACTTTTCCAACCGGCGATGTGTCACCAGCTCAATCGCCCTCTGTTCTGTCGGGCTGGACGGGAGATTGCCTCTCCCGCCGCCGATGTTTTCGTCATTGTTGTCGCGTCCGTACAAGATGTCTTTTCTCAATCGCTCGATGTCGCGTAGATACTCATGGTAGTAGTACAGGTTGTGTTCGACGTAGCGTACGATGTTCTTTGGTAGTTTGACTTTCTGCATGTCCTTCCCCCTCTATGCCTGCTCAAAAAATGCATCCGTCCACGGTTCAACCGCGACAACGGCAGCGCGTAGTTTTTCGGCAAGGTCGGCGATCTCCCATTGACTCCCCCGGCCTTTGCGACGCTTGCTGTAAAAATCGAGTAAGGCGCGTAAGTTTGCGGTCATGACAAGGTTGGTTGTGGCGGCGTTTGGCAAAAGCATTCTGCAATCTTCCGGCGGTATCCCTAACTCGCGCAATGTATCGTATTTTTCTTGAATTTCTTCCATAAAGTCATGAAACAAACTGTTTGCGCCAATGTTTTTGCGAATCGAATCTGGCACAACGTAATCAAAACCGCCTGTCTTGTCGTCCGAACCAAAGCGGCAATAACGTTGGCTCTGCACACTGTATGAGAAACCTACTCGATGTCTTGTCAACTGAGCCAATAACGCACGCGAAACTCCTTCAATCGCAAACGTGAACGACAGGTGTTCAAGTGTGCTAAGATGCCCACTGCTGACGATGTGCCGGAATAAACGTTCAGCATCTGTCCCGCCCTTGCCGTCGGTTGCCGGACGGTTGAAATACTTGTCGCCCTCTTTCTTCAAGATTTCAGTCGGCTTGTTAGCGCTGTAACAGCAACGGATGGCGGATACCGAAACAGCTTGACCGTCGGTGATTTGCCGTGATTTAAGCATCGTTTTTACATCGCGTGGCAACATCTCATAAAAATAATCAGACAATTTGGTGTGTGCAAGTAATTGAACGTTCATTTAATCAACCTCCTATTTTATACAACATAGATGGTGGTAGGTAAGGTTTTACCACTTCTTTCAAAATAGACATCCCTTGTTTACTAATGCGGATTTGAGGGTATATTTTATCTCGAACTCTTTTAGTCAGTACCGACGAAGTTATCCCGTATTTTTCTTTCAAATGTTGAGATAGTAGTTTATTATCATCAAAGGAGTATGCGCACGTTGATAAAATGCCGTATTCATGTTCTCCGTTTTTACCGTAACAACCATCATCACCCCACAAAACTGCCAAAGCGAGATCATCAATCATCGGGATTATGTCCGTAATGATTCGTTTCCCGTTGTCGCCGTAAGATAAATCATGTAACTCTCGTATGAAAACATGAGGAAGTGTTCTAAACTCAAAAGCTACCTGGCGTCCTTTTATCTGCTTCTTTTTGCATATACCGGCAGGGGCGACTATTTCAGAAAGTAATCTAGCTTTATATTTGAGCCATTCTAACTGATTTTCGGCGTGGCAAATATACAAAATAGCCCCTGAATATTGCTTTCTTGACCATCCATCCCCGATAATACTTCCGACTAGAACTTGTTTTTCTTCGTGGCTTAACGGTTTAGTTAGTTTATTACTGTCATACATATGGCTTTCAGAGTTATTTCTTCTTTTTACACCGAGTTTTTCTAAATGGTAAATGACTGTCGGACTACTGACGCCGTATTTTTCTGCTATACTACGAACCGTTGAGCCTTCAATATACATTTGCGCCCAACGCTCATAAGTTTCTTTCGGGAACGGCTTATTAATAGACACCACACATTCACCGTCCTACATATCAATTTCTTCGTGCCGGTTTTCCGGCGTGATTTTCGCTAACAACTCGTTAAGCTGAAACTTAACGCCCGAGCTACCAAACCCGTTCTCCCCACGCTCCGTTTCGTCCAACTCGTCGACCTCAACAAAATGCGCTTGCTCGACCGGCTTGATTACGCCCTGCGCGATTTTTTCGCCGCTTGTTTAGCTATCGGAACAGTTTCATCAATATCTAATTGAAATGGAGATACACATATATTCTCTAACGCCACAAGATGCGCGTACTTGAATTTCAGCGTCTCGCAATAGACGATTGCATCAACCATCTCTTGCTGGAGGTGTGTCAGCCAACCGATGAAGTCATAGTCGGCTGGATTGACCGTCGTGCCGTACTTCTCGATGCCCTTCCTCGTCTGTTCTGTCAACAGGTTTTGCACATTCCGCAAGATTTGATTTTTGTTCAGCTCCCCCATCCAGTATTCCGGTTTACACTCCACCCTTGGCTACCTCCTTCATATGTTCATACTTCTTTTTCAGTATCTGTATCGTCTCCTGCGTCGCCACGTACGCCGCTTTCCACCGCAACGCTTCTGCCTCATATTCTGCTTCCTTCCGTCGCCACTCCGCCGCGGCCATTTCCGCCTTCATTTCCTTGTCTTTGACCGTTCCTTCCGGGTCAAGACTGTACACCGTCGCGATCGTTTCCCGGCGCTTTGCCTCGGCCAGCTTCCAGTCCTTTGTCGCTTCTGCCCACAAGCCGCCAATCAGTTCCAAGATGCGCCCTTGGATCTCCATCTTTTTGATGAGCTCGGCCGGAAGCTCGTCATTCAGCCTGCTCGCCTGCTTGTATAGAGCAGCCAGTTTCTCGGTTTTGGTCATCCGGTCACACTCCTTTTTGTCTCGCAATCTCAAAAACTCGGTTGCGATCATCGAGCGATCGCCATACCCAATGCCGTCGCTTTTGCTCGTATTTTTCAAACCAATACGGTATGAAATCGCGTCTGCGTGTATATCCTGCGATCACACGCCCATCCCGATAAAACTCGACGCGCACCCATTCGTATTGATCGCCCTGGCGAATGATTGCTGAATAATCTTCACTCCATCCCCAATCGAACTCTTTTGCATATCCAAGCGCTTCCCAAGTGGGAAAAGCACCCTGTATCTTGTCTAAAATCTCACTATCTGCTTGTTGCTCGTTCTCAACGAAATCGAAAATGGTCAACTGACTCATTTTTCGTTCAACCCCATCAACTCCATGAGTTTTTCCAACTTCATCACCACAAGCCAATCTTTCCGATCTGCCTTTAGTGCCAGTGCGTCCGGCTTCTCTCTCTCGTCTTCGAGCCACTTGTATAACGTCTGGAAGCCGTTTTTTCGGGCTTTTACCTCCCACCGAATACCTAACCCCTCAACGTCATTTTCAAATCCTTCTTGGGCGCCGGAGAGGGGAATTCTGCGCCCTCCAATCAGCTTCGCAAGCTCCCTTTCCCTGCGCTGTCCTTTGCGTTTGGATTTTCTGCCACTCATACTTTCCCCTCTCGAATATCCTGAATGATGCTGTCAAAGATTTTTATAGCGATTTCGCATGTTTTCTTGTCATCGTCTGATTTTGCGCCGGATAGCAGTGTAGCAACGGTTTGCTTGCGTGATTCTAAATACTCGATGAATTTATTGCTCATTCTTCCCCACCACCTCATACAAACTATCCAATTCCGAGCGCAACCATTTCAAACGCCTTTCGTGTTTTTGCCTTTTCTTGCTGTGTTTAGTGTATTTAATGAGTTGTTCTAGCTTTTTCATTTCCAACTCGTATCGCGGGATTAAGAACAGCACTTTCACAGTTTTAATCCAGCGATAGACTACCTCTGTAGATTTCCCCCAGTGTTCTTTCCAAACTTTCATCATCGCTTCAATCATTTTTCTTCACCGCCTAATAGGTGATGGTGCTCGTATATGTTGCCGATGACTTCTATATGTGAAAAATCTTCATCGTATAAACCGATACGACCCTTAAAAAGTCCGATTTGATTATCAAAGCGCAAAAAGCCAAGAATCGCATTGTTCCATTTGACTGTAAATATTCTCGGTTTTAATGTAATAATGTTCTCTGTTTCTTCAGCGTCTAAATCTCTAATAATATCCCCTTCATAAATCTCTGTTCCGTTCTTGTCTTTTAATCCGGTGTATAGCATGATGATGCTATTTGGATAATAATCAAGTTGGTCGAAGTCATGGGCATTTACCGGTATTTGATAAGGGATACCACCATCACTTTCTGGTGTAATGCCAACACCGTAAATCATTGTTTCACTATCTTTATCCCATGCGCGGATTTTGATTTGCATTGTTATCACCTCACGATCTTGGTAAAGGAATCTCGCATTTTATATCTTCATAAGCCCATTTCCCGTCCTTCTTTTTATCCAGCATGACGATCACTGTTCCATTGGATTCACGGACCTCATAGCCATACATAACGTAATCATCGCCAACACCTAGCTTTTCTCTCGCTATTTTTTCAGCTTCTTTCCATGTCAAAAGTTCCCACCTCACAACAACGCCCGCAATTCCGCGATAAACTTTTGCTTCTGTAGCACCACAATTTCGCATATCGCGTATAGCTCGTTTGTCGGTTCCGTGTTCCGTTTCGTTTCTAACAATTTCTCAATCTCTTGTTCTTGTTTCCGTATGAGTTGCTGTATCTGTTCCTGTGTCATGCTCCATCCCCTATCTCACAATATCCATCTACAAAACAACCACAACCGCCAATGTCGAATAGATCAATCTGTACCCCTTCCCTTTCCACATCGTAATGAAGGTCACGGATGGGATAAGGCTTTACCTCCCCGTTCTCGCTCTTTTTCATGAAGCTGTATTGTTTAAGGTATAGGTTAGGCGGTACGTATGGTTTTGGCTTTTTCGCTTTTCCGTTGAAATAATCCTCATACGCATCATCCAATTCACGTAAATAAATTTCTTTTATATCCTCGTCCATATCCAAGCTCTTGATGTAGTGATAGCTGGATACATACACTTTCATGTGATGTTCTTGCTCCATCAGTTCCTTGAACACATGCGGTAATTTTTCTTTTAGGTTACGGAAATGTCCTTGTCCTGCCTTTACACAACGTCCACGGCAGTTGTTATGAACGAACCCTAAATCGTATAGTCTTGGCTGTCTAATGTTGTATTTCCGCAAAACCTCGTCATTGTCGATAATGTTATCGATCAGTGGCATTTCCACTTTGAATGGTTGCCAATTCCTCACAATCGCTTCTTGTCTGTGCATTTCATCGAATCCGATACCGAAATACAATGTTGCGTCAGTGATAAAATCTTCTTGTTTGAGATACTGTTTATTGCGCCATTTTTCGATCGGTGGCTTAATCCCCTTTTTCAAAAAGTCTGCTGCTACTTTCATCTTGAGGATTTTCGAACAATTCCCAATCCGGCTGTTAAAGACGACCTTTTGCCGAAACATCAGCTGTATAGGATTGATTCCTAAGCTATGCGTTAATAGTGGCAATTTCAGCTTATCTGACGCTTCGTTAATGAATCGGTAAAGGTCTTCATCTTCCCAAAGCGTATCCGTGAAATACAACACGATATTGTCGTCTGGATACTTTTCTTTCACATAATCCGCTACACTGAACGATGATTTTCCACCGCTAAAGAAGATGATGTGATTTTTCATCTTGCCAACCACCATACCCCGTATATGATCGCCGCCCATAAGGGAATGGACAGCGCCACTCCCCATAGGCAGCCGCGGAAAAATTTCATCCTTTCACCTCATGTTCTGCTCCGCATTTGTCACATACAACCACCAAGCCGTTTTCCGTTCTTTTTACTCGAAAAAGCGTGCCATAACAGATTGTGCCTCTTTCAGAAATTCGTTTAAGGCAAATTAGGAAGTCTTTTCGCCGCATTAATAACCACTCTCCATGCGTTTATGATTGATCGCGTTTTTCCGAAGGTATGCTTCTTCGATTTGTTCCCATGTGAAGCCAAGCATTTCGCCAAGACCTAAAAAGTTAGCAAAAATCAAGTCATATATTTCGCCGTTCACATCCTCATGACGATTGCGATAAAAGTAATTAATCCAATCATTTACATCCATAAATTGCTCTATAATATCATCACAACGAAGCGGTTCCGGTACGCTATCCTCATACACTTCATTCATGTTGATGTCGTTTCCGATCGATAAGAGGAAATGCAGGCAGTCTGCGAATTCTTCAAGCAATGGTTGACGTAAAACAGGTCTTACAACTCCCTCATATCTACGATGGGTACTATCGCCATATTCTTTGATAGTATCCTCGTACAATTTCCATTCACGAACTACTATTCTTGGCTCTTGGTCATGGCTCCAATATTTGAAGAATCTAGCTTCATTCGCCAACTCCCCAAGTTCCACCATCAGCGCAAGGATTTTCTTTGCCAGCCGATCTTCTCCCTCTTGTCTTGGATGCTCTTTTTCGATATGTTCATCCAGCCGGCGTTGTAGTTCAAACAATTTTTGAAGATTCATCGCTTTTCCCCTTTCTCACATCAATCTTTGAACGTGATATATACAACATCTGGCGCGTCTTCTTCTTCGATTTCACTTGTCACTACAATGCTGTTTGGTCTATCTGCCGCATACTGTTCGCTAACGAATTTCCCGCAATAACATGAGCCGCATTGTCTTGCTTCTTGTCTGCATCTTCGTACACCCGTGTACCATTTAGAACCGCCTATTTTTGGTGGGATACAATCCCTTAATTCATAATCAAAACCCATAGCCCACATAGCTAAATCAGTCCAACAAGTGTCTTTTCGTTTATCTAAAAGAAACGCGATTTTAAATCGGAGTTTTTCTTTGATTTTTTCTAACATCTTCTTTCCTCTCCCTTACATCAATCGTGTTTATGTGTTCCACAATCCGCTGATACAGTGCATCGCCTATCCCCTTCACGTCGCGTAGTGATTCGATATAGAAGGCCAGCACCTGCGCCGCCTTCTTTCGCTCGTGCTCCTGTCCGTCACGAAAACCACGCCAATACTCGGGATGCATTTATTCTCACCACCCCAACGCCTCTTTCGCGGTGGCTATCAGGTTGTTAGCAATATCGCTAGCATTGAAGTCACCTTCTCCGACTTCTTGCTCATTAGCAATTTCTCTTAACGCCTTCTCATACCGTTCCGCTTTGGCTTGCGCTTGTTTGTACTTATCCTTCCAATATTCGCATCCTTCATCTGCTTCAATTGCTATTCTTGTTAATTTTTTATTTTCATTTCGTAACCGCTCTACTATCTCTGCTTGCTCGACTAACCAAAGCAAGTCATCATAACTAATATCCGTTGCGCTTGGAAGATACGGTTCGTTAGGATTTGTAAATCTGTCCAGCCGATAAAACGCTTTAAACCACCGAATCTTATCGTTCATTGTCCACCTCCCGTTTTATCTGTACTAACGCATGAAAGGTTTGTTGTTTAATTTCATCTAGCAAGGCAAACGCTTCATGCGGTGTCAGACCATCATCTGAAACTAATCCCGTTAGCCCAGCTATAATTAATTGTTGATTGATATTATTTAAATCTAGCTTCATTCCCCTTTACCTCCACTTTGTTAATGTGTTCCACCATCCGTTCCCACACTTTCGGCCCTACGCCTTTGACTTCTTTCAACGATTCAAGATAGAACGAAAGAAGAGCCGCTGCCTTCTTCCGTTCATGCTCTTGTCCATCGTGAAACCCACGCCAATACTCTGGATTCATTTCTCCCCCTCCAGCGCTTCGATCTTTTCGCGCCAGTCGCCGTATCGTGCGTCCAATTCTTCTAAGACATAAAACTCAAGTTCACGTTCGCACTCAATGCAATCAAAACACTGCACTACGCCTAGATAATCCCCTCGCGTCACCTGCATGATCTCAGCGCCACAGTATGGACAGAATTTCATTTTCTTTATCGCTTCACTCCAGAAAATATAGTGTATGACCATTTATTTTTCGTCCTCCAATGCTTTTTCAAGTAATTGTTGCACTTGTGTCCGCGTTCCGGCGCCGCCCTGCTTCATGCTGTTCAGCGCTTCTCGGATCGCCTGCTCTAGCTCTTGCACACGCTCCTCCAGCTCCTGCACACGCGCGCACTCCCAGCACCTGATTCTGCCGTGATAGCATACATCCACTTTCCTCACCTCGCTAGGCGCTTTATTTTGCCCTGTACGGCGTTTTTCTCGTTCTGGGATACTTTTCTATTACCCTTGCAAGAAAAACGCCACAGAAGCCAAAATTTGAAGATTTCGAGCGTGTTAGTTTTTTAGACTCTGCAAAAGCTTCAAATGCTTTTCATGCTTCGCCCGCTTCTTGCTGTGCTTCGTGTACTGTATCAGCTTTTCCGTGCGCTCAATATGCCGATCTAGCGATGCTTGCCATACCAATTCGGATACTTTTGCTAATATCGCATGTAGCGAGTCTGCTGTTGGTTCAAACATCTTCTTGCCTCCTTAATCTTTTAGTTTTTGCATCGCCAGCACGTGGCGTAATGTGTAGTAATCAAGATCGTAAACGGATTGCCCTTGATGTTCGGTGATCCCCATGTCTAACAGCTGGCGAATCATCATTTGACGTTTGAGTTCTTGTGTAAGCTGAACTTTTTCGTAAAGGATGCCCATTGCCTTACCCCCTTTCATAAAATCCAGCTAATGCAGGAAAATGACCGTGTTCTTTCTTCATATCTCGAAACGTGAGAAATTCATTTCCACGTGACATCGGAAAGTCTAATGGGTATTCGTGACAGTTGTACGGCTTTCGTTTGAACTTCTGTCGGAAAAACTGAATCGCTTCTTCTTTGCTCGATGCGAATATGAAAGCAAACCGTTTATTGTCATATTTGAGAGAGAAAATCCTTATATCGCTGAATCCAAGCTGGTTTTGTAAAATCATTGCTGCGACCTTCGACAACTTCATTCCCCTTTTTGTATAGTAGTATGTGTCTACTGCACATTTTTCAACTTCCATTCGCGCGCCCATTCGAGTATCATCGCGAACGTCTCGTCCTGTCGCGCCGGATCTTCAGCCATGAAGCGCTCTAACGTCTCGTGTATGCGCGCCTGCTTCGACTCGTATCGTTCAAGGTTGCGCCTTATGTCCTCATCTAGTTTGTTCGGTTCAAGACCGTATTTGCTGGATGGGTCGCTCCATGACCGCCGCCCATAAATGTATCGACTCATGTTGACCCCCTATTTCTTCTTGAATTGCTGCGCAACGGGGCAAGTTGCCCAATGTGGTGTATGCCCTTTGACCACTTCACCCTTCGAAGTCACTATTGTTATGACCTCGGCATCCACCGGCATGGCTTTGCCGGCCGGTGTCTTGATCCACTCGATTTCTCTTCCATAACCTTTGCATTTCGCCAATCCACTCACCCCCCTTTGCGCCGGGCAAGCTCACGAAACCATTCCTCGTCCAGCGTGTCAAGCGCCTGGTCGATCAGTTCAACGATGTGCTCGTCCGTCAGAAAAGGTTCGTTGTCCACGGCAAAATCCCTCATCAACATTCGTATCTCTCTTCGCGCTGGACGGTCATAGTCGTCGAGTGTCAACACCACCTTGCACTCCGGCGGCCGCACCCAGTCGACATATCCTGTCCATCCGCAATACGGACTTCTAATTGATATGCACCGCACCCAGTCGCCCGGTTGCATGGTTCCTCTCCCCCTTTTTTACTTAAAAAGGCAAGTTATCAAAATCATCTATATCAACCGGTTCTCCCCCAAACGGATCGTCATTTCCCCACTCCATTTCCGGCGGCTCCGAGAAGGCCTCTCTCGCCGTTTTTGAGGCGTCTTTTTGTTGTGCCGCACCCTTACTATTCCTCCGTTGTTTCTCTGCCGTATTCGAGCCGCTACGGCCTAAAAACTGCACGCTGTCCGCCACCACTTCCGTCACATACACGCGCCGGCCGTCTTTCTCATAGCTGCGGGTTTGCAGCCGTCCGTCAATCGCAACGAGACTCCCTTTCGACGTATAGTTCGCGACGTTTTCAGCTGTTTTCCGCCAGGCGATCACGCTGATAAAGTCCGCCTCCCGCTCTCCTTGTTGATTCGTAAACGGACGGTTGACTGCAAGCGTGAAGGATGCAACCGCCGTTCCGTTTGGTGTGTATCGCAATTCTGCGTCTTTTGTTAAGCGCCCAACTAATACCACTCGGTTCATGTTCGTTTCCCCTTTCTACTTGTCTATGAAAATGACACTATCAAACTTCTTCGGTCTGCTTTCGACAGTCTCAACAATCACCAATTTCTCCCCGTCCGCCGTTCTCTCGATGCGGACGATCACGTACCATTTGCGCACGGCGTTCCTCCTCTCGCATGAACTTTTCAAATGCTTCTTTCGTTGTGTTGGGTATCAGCCCGGCTTGGAACAAGTCGTATTCATCCGCCCAGTACCACGAGCCGTACCGCGCTTCTCTTTCTCGTCGCAGCCAATCCGAAAAATCCCGATCCTGGTGCGCAAGTTGGTGATGGATTTTGCACAGCGGCGCGAGATTTCGCCACTTCCCGCGTCCGCCTTGCGAGCGGAAACGGACGTGATGCGCTTCTATGGTGTATGTACTGCCGCACACAAGGCAGGCGTTTCCAAACTCCTCCACCATCCGGGTGTACTCTCGCTTGCTCACGCTCCCGCGCGCCTTCCGGTTCGGGATAACGCGGCCTTTATACGTCTGAACCTTCCCCTTCCGCTTCTTTGGCTTCTTATCCCGTATCCGCGGCTTGGGCTTGTCCTTTCGCGCTTTGGCCGGCTTCGGCGCGGGATGGAATTCGTGTGATAGGTTCAAGCTTTCACCCCCCTTGTGGCTGCCGCTTGTCGTGCTCGTTTCTGTTCGTAGGCTGCTAAATATTCGTTCATTTTACGGTGAAACCGCGGCTGGAAATAGTAATCTAGTACACTTGCATCGTCATTCGGTGTAATCACCCGTTTCTCAGCTGCTAAAAACTCGATCAGCAAGCACAAGCTGTAATGCCCATCCTTGGCCGCTTCATTGTATAACTCGCGAATGGTCATGTTTGATACACCACGTCATAGAACGTGTTGGTCTCCTTGACGAATTTCATCAGAATGGTGCCCGTATCTCCGTTGCGGTTTTTGGCAATAATGATTTCTGTCATCCCGTTAGGTTCACTGTCCCGATTGTAATAGTCCTCACGGTACAGAAAGGCAATCAAATCGGCAATTTGCTCGATGCTTCCCGACTCTCGAAGGTCTGCCATCGTCGGGCGTTTGTCCGCCCTTTGCTCCACCGCCCGGTTCAGTTGTGCCAGGACAATGATCGGGACGTTTAAATCTTTCGCCGTCTGCTTCAAATCCTGAATTATGGTCGTTAAATCTTTATGAGTGTTGCCCGTATCCTTTATCGGACGGATAAGTGTTAAGAAGTCGATTGCCGCCACATGCCGCTTGTCGGGATGTTTTTTAGTATTCCGGCGAATCGCCGCCCGGATGTCAGGAACGGTATATTCATCCCGTATATCGAGATTCACCCTTTCTAAGATGCCAACCGCGGCAGTGTATCGCTTCCATTCGTCGTCCGTAAAGGTTTTGTTGGGGTTTCGCATTTTCATTAAGTTAATCCGCGCCTCCATCGCGATCAGTCGGTCTACGATTTGCTCTTTGGACATTTCGATTGAGAAAAATGTGCTGAATGTGTCATTTCTCTTGGCCGCGCTTAATAAACTGTTAAGGACAAGCGCGGTTTTTCCCATCGACGGGCGGGCGCCAATGATGATGAGGTCTGACGGCTGCCATCCGTCGGTAAATTGGTTCAATCCCCGAAACCCGGTGTCAATCCCACTTAACCCTGAAGCGGGCGAATTGTAGTGATAATCCACGCGCCTAGCCAGCAGGTCGGCAAATGTTTGTTTGTCATCGACAGCTTCCGTTTCGAGCTTGGTCAATTCGTCCATCATTTTTTGCATGTCCAGGATGTCGGCTTTGGTTTTGGTCTCGTCCATAAATCGGGCGGTGATGGTTCTTGCCCGGTCGATCGTGTTGAAATCCAAAAGCCACTTTTGGTACTTGGTAAATTCGTTCGGGTCGGCGATAGTTTGCTGTAAATCATTCAAGTATGAAACGCCGCCGAAGTTAATGGAACGATCACGATACATAATGATGATCGTCGCCATGTCGGGCTTCTCGCCGCGGTCGCGGGTTTCGAGCATAATCTCAAACAGCGAATAGTGCCGCGGATCAACGAAGTGCTCCGGCCGCAGGCGTGTTTCTTCGATAAGAGTCGGGTCTTTAAGGATGCTGGCCAAGACCAATTGCTCAACTTGTGCTTGTGCGTCCCAAGTGTTCATAAGCCACCTCAAAACAAGAACTTGTCAGGCGTCAGTAGCTTATAAGGAGATGGTTCGACAACATGCACCTTACCTTTTCTTGTTCTCCGCCGTTCGTCTTCAGCTTTGGCTTCCTCAACTGTTTTAATGTTTTGGTCATGCCAACCCTTTAAGATGCTCTCTATATAGCTCCATCTCCTGGCGTTTTGTGTCACAGCTCGTTTTATCGCCTCTTTGACCAGGTCTGGCGATAAGGTTTTGCACCAATCTTCTATGCAGTCGGACACATAAGGGGGCATCACACCGATGTTCTCTTGATAAAACCGACTCACTTCTTTCAGGTCGTCATCGTCGTCCGGATAATGATATTTTTCTTTTTCTTTTTCTTTTTCTTTTTCTTTTTGTCCACGCATCGCCGACGTATCGTGGTACGTATCGTCTAACGTATCGTGGTACGTATCGTCTAACGTATCGTGGTACGTATCGTCTAACGTATCGTGGTACGTATCGTCTAACGTATCGTGGTACGTATCGTCTAACGTATCGTCCGCATGTTGCAAAAACAATTGTTTGATTTTTTCGTTCGGGATTCTCTCGGCCACCGCAGCAATCAACGAACGATCTTTTACCTCGCTTAACTCTTTTTTGATGCAGTCCATTACCGGCTTGCCGCCTTTAGTGAGGTTGTATTTCCCCCAATTCAACAACGCCAATTCCCTTGTTTGATTGTTGTATTTAATGATCTTATGACAGTTTTCAAATCGGTCTAGCAGACTGTTCACCGATTCCACGGAATATCCCATTTCAAATGCGATTTGCTTTTTTGTGATCTGATAAATGCCGATCTGCGTAGTATTCGGATTAGTCAAAAGGTAAATGTAGAAGTATTTATCCTCTGGTGTCATTTCTTCCAGCACTTTCGGGTCTTGCCAAAAAGTTGTGTAAATGTATCTGTATTTAGCCACTTTGTCACTCCTCCTTGATGCAAATTGCTTTCCCTTTCTCAATCCTCACCACCCGGAAACCGGGATGGGACGCCCGGACGTATCCCATCACGTAGCCGATGTATTCTTGTTTCGTCCGGGCAAGCCATGTGTAGCAATGTGGGATGGCGACTTCATATTCGAGACCCAGTTTGTGCGCCTTTTCAACAGGCTTTTTCTTGCTCATCTGATCGCCTCTTGCAGCCAAATAATGACGATTATCACAATCCACGTAATAGCCATGCCCTTCATGTCGTTTTCTACTGCTCGCCTCGCCTTGTTCCGTTCGACACGGGACAGGAGTTGTTTAAATTCATTTATTTTCATTGTCATCCCTCATATCAATCGGCATGTTTTCATCGCTCACTTCGATCGGCACGTTTTGTTCCGATTCTTCTTGTACTTGTTTTTGCTGTGCTTGTTGTCTTACCGCCTCAAACATCAGCTCAATACCTTTTTTGATGACTGGATCCGTTCGGTCTTGAGTGAGTAGCCACTCGAGATAGTCCGGCTGCTCTTTATACACTTCTTTGAGCGTTTTGCCTTTATGCTTCCCGAACGTCAATTTAATCTGTGCTGCTTCTTTTGCCGTCATCGTTTCTACCTGTTCAGAGCGAATGAAATCTTGCATGTCCTCGATGTCCTGGGTAAACACTTCCGACAAGCTGGCAAGCGTTAAAGTGGCATCAATTTGTGCGCGCTTCTTCGCCATTTTCAAAACCGTGTTAACCTTCTCGTAAGGGTCTTGGATAGAACCGTCTTTCCGTTTGTAAAACTTTGGTTCACGGTTGTTACAATGCCCTAGCCCTTCTGTGATTTTTACACCGTTTTTGTAGATGATGCACCGGACGGTGAAAGCAAAGAACCCATTCTCATAATCGTTAATGTGCTCGATGACCTCGTACTCACTTGTCACACCTAGTAGCATCTGAATTTTCTCTGCACCCGGTTTCAACAGCGTCGGTTTAGGCGTACCTGGAATCACGCCGTAATCATGGTCTTTTTTCAGCATGTTCTGGACAACCGCTTGAAACTGACTAATTTTTGTGAGCGTGGATTGCACCGCACCAATATCCACACTTTCGATGATAGATAGAGAATTGGCTTGTTTTTCGTTGCTCATTTAATTCGCACCCCTTTTGTCTGTTTCAACGTCACACCAGGCACTTCTTCACCGTTTTTCAGCCGCTCAAGGATCGCCTTTTTGTCGAGCTTGGCCGGTTGAGGGACGAAGAAGTCTGTCGGAATGAGCGCTTCGTCGATAATGTCCACTGACGGCGGATTCTTTTGGATTGCCACCGTAATCGTCGGGCGTTTCACTTTGTCGATGCCGGCGATCTCCAATTGTTCTTGCAGGTACGATTTCAACCGCTCTACTTTGGACTCAATCGCTTGCCGCCGCTCGGCTAGGCGTTTCTCTTCCTCGCGAATGATCTTCGTGTCCGCCTCAAGATTGCGGATGAGCTTCCCGATGTTCTCGGCCTTGTCCTCGATAGCCTCTTGTAAGGCTTCTAGGGTATCTACAATCGCATCGGTATCCATTTCATCGGCCATTTCCAACAGCTTGGCGTAATTTTCGGCCAGTTCGTAGAGTTTCATGTTCCCTTCCCCTTTCGAACGTGGTATACTAGGAATAAATCGAGTTTGTTGTTTTGCCCTGCGGCCCGGCGGGGCATTTTCATTTCCATACGGTTTTCCTCTCGCCGTTTTCTAGGCAAAACGCCATCGCGCAGTATCGGTCATAATGAATCATCAGCCCGTCCGGAAACTCGATGATGCTCTCTCCCTCGACGATCTCCCCGTAGCATCCGGCGCACTCGCCGATCACGCGCGGTTCTTCAAACTTGACGTTGACGGTCATTCCGTTTTCAATCATGCTTCCACCTCCTTTCCTAACGCCCTACCGTCGGCGCAGGAGGACAGGACAACTTGCCAAACAAGGAAACTCCTGCGCCCACCGACAGGCGTTAGAGCCTGTCTGCCGTTTACTCGTTGATAAGCAATTCTGGGGTCTCATAGATGTTGCCGAACACCTCGACTAGATAACAACCGCCTTCGTACAGGCTAAAGAAATCATCGAATTCGTAATAATCGTCACACTCGGGAATTCGGATTAGGAACGCCCCGGCATCAAAGACAACCTCGCCTATGCCCAAATCCGTTTCCACTATGTCTCCTTCATAAATCTCTTTGCCGTTCTTATCGCATAAACCCGTGTATTGCATTAACACGACATTTCCGAAGTCATATTCAATAGGGTGTCCTTCACATCCGAAAGCATCGCATGGAATAAGAACCTCTACTGTTTCAGTATCGAACTGAATACTTTCTGCCGGGAGCATTAATTCGCCGTCCCAAACACGAAACTTGATTTGTCTCATCATCCATTCCCCTTCCATCATGTTCCGGTTGTCTTACTTGATGCCTCGTGCTACAATAGAGACGTCAATACCCTTCCGCTGCATTTCCTCAACAAGTCGGACGAGCTTGTCGTGCTCTTTCTTCCGCTCAATGAGCTTGTCCAAGTCGCGTTTGCAGCGAAGGAACTCTTTGCACCAGCGTTCCGCTTCCGCGAGGTCGTTTGAATACATCGCCGTGCGGGCGCGGAAAATGGCGTAGTCGCAACAGTCGAGCAATTGAGTTGCTAGTTTCATATCGCCGGGCAGGACGTTGAGGGCGTCCTGCCGGGGTTGGTAGTTTGGTTGATTCATTGGGACATCACCTCCCCTTCGATCATGGTGAGTTTGATGTGCGCTGGTATTTCTGCCAGCGATTTTTCTATGTCACGCTTGTATTTAGCGTAGAAATAGATGTCTTGATGGTTCTCGTATTTCTGAATGGTCTTTTCGTAATCGCGCCGGAACGATGCCTCGATCTCCGCTTTCAATTGGTTCAAATAATAGAAATCTATATTCTGTTGCTTGGCTGCGGCAGAAAAACCGGAAATCATCTTGTCTAGTTCCTCCCGTTTCCTCAAATTAAACTCGATGGTCGCTCTTGCGAAGTCACTATTCAAGGCGTTATGCTTGTACAAATCTTCAATCAATTTCAGTCCCATGACAGACGAAGCGCACTGGAACCAAACCGGATTTAAGAAAGAAATTTTGTACAAACCGGCTATTTTCCGATCATGGACAAAGTCTTTGTCTGTTAGTTTGTCAGCCGCGTATTTTACAAATGCCGCAAAAAACATCGAGCGCCATACCCCGTTTTCAAAGTGATCGCGATGGTCATGTTTGTACCAAGTAATCACACCCGGACGCACTCCGCCATTTTTCTTTTTGTAGTCATCCAACCAACGGATTAAGCTGTCTTTGGATGCTAAACCAGCCGGCGCGGAATCCATTAAGTCTCTGTAGCGAAGTCGTGAACATTGGCGCGCCAAATGAACCTCGAACGCAATACTAATTTCCCGTTCTTTTTCCCTTTCCAGTTGGTAGGTGATGTACTCACTCGGATTCAATAACGACGGTATATTCCGCATCGAATGTCCCTCCGTTCGAATAGGTTTTGATGCTAATCATTGCAGCCAGCTCTCGAATGGTATCTTCCAACAACTTAATGCAGGCCTGAATCGTTCTGCTTACCTCAACATCGCCCTCGATGCCTTTTCTGTTTTCGATGTCTAGGCGGATCTTGTTCATCCATTTCCCTATGTCGCGTGATAGGTAGGCCACATTCTCATAAATCATGCGCCTGTTCTTTAGTTTTAGTTGGGCTTGTGTTAATGCAAGAAGCTCGTCGGTTTTTTCGTTTAACTCCCGTCGCAATTCGCGCAATTTGCTTTCATACTCCGCGCTTTTTGCCGCCTTCTTTTCTAGTTCTTCCCGTTCTGCTTTGAGCTTCTCAATGTCCTTTTCAAGCTGTTCGATCTTGCTGTAATCCGTTCGGTCTACCACCTTTTCCACGACTTTCTCGATGACTTGCGGCGGTTTGTTGCGTTCTTGTTCGAGTTGGCGGGCGAGGCATCGTTTTTCTTCTTCTGCTTGTTTTAAGGCTCTTTTCACTTCTCGAAGTTCACGAATGGTCATTTCATCGATCGTTTTCTGTTCACCCGTGCTCGGAATCGTGTGTTTTTGTTCGAGAAATTGTTGGCGGTCAATGTCGGAAGGAAGTTGGATTATCTCGAATATTTTTCCGCTAGGCAAAAGCGACGACGTCGTCGTATTTCCAAGTTGTTCGTATGCCTGTATAAATCTTTGTGCGGTTCGCGGTACAAAACCTATCGAACGTAGCCATTTTTCCCACTGTCCATGCGTCAAATCGTTTTCTTTGACATGCTTCAACCGCCGTCCGATCTCGAAAATGGCTTGTCCAGCCATGTTTTTATAGCTGTTGATTTCGGCTGTAATTACAGTCAAATCATTGGATAAGGCTAGTTCGTTGCTCAATAAAACCCCTCCATTCACCGAAGGAAAAGATGTTTCATCGCTTCTTCTAAAAGCGACTTTCCCGTTTTCTTGCGGTACAACTCCTACGTGGCCTTCATGAACGCTATCCCAACTCTGTGAACAAACGGGTTCTCATAACACCCCATCATAAGCAGGTTCAGAAAATCCCCCTTGCCGAAGCGCTCGCCTAAATCTTCCTCAATCATTTTCAAAGTGCTTTTATAATCCCATGTCCCGTCATCGGTGTATCGTTTAATTGGCGGAAATAGACGAAAGAAATCTTCTACAGGCGTCCACAACAATTGCTCTTCGATCAAACTGATTGCCGCTATAATCTCTTCCGGTTCGTATTTGGCGCCAGCCTTTAGATTTCGTCCTAGCACCAACAGATTTCTGTATCCATTCTTTTGTCTGTTCACTATTTCACCCCGCTTGTCCATTTTCACCGTAAAAGGAACGCCCCTCACAGGGCAGCCGGATCATATTCCCGGTCGATGCGCTCGTGCAGTTCCCGTTTGAACCGCATGAGTTCGTCATGCATGCTCCGATCGCGGTTCTTCATCACCTCCGCCACCACTCGCGTGTAGAACGCGATCGCGGCTTCCAATGTATCGAAATCATACGCGCTGGGGAGTTTCGGCATTTTGGTTCACCTCCTTCTTCTTGCTCCTGTTTTCTTTCACCATCCTGGCATAGATTTCGCAGAAACGATCTAATGCCTCTGCGGACGGTTCTTTTCGCTCGCCAACACATCGCACAATCACTTCGATTGGCTTCCTGTTTCGCATGTTGCTCATCTCCTTTGTAGGAGATGTATGCACGGAAATGCTATATACAACCTCATGAGTCGTCGACAAGTTATGTTACCCCTCTCGTGTGTCCTTTTACGACACTTTTTCAGGAAAAAAAACTGAAATATCAACATTGTACAGTTTGGCTAACCGGTACAATTCATCAGCATACCAACGGCTTTTTCCGTTTTCACGCCTTTTATATTGAGTCAAAGACATGTTTAGGTAATCAGCCACCTCCTTTTGAGTCAATCCGCTGTTCACCCTTAATGCCTTTGGTGACAGGTGCAATTTCACGGTATCACCTCCAGGTTTTTCTTGTGTCTTTATATGACACTTTCATCATATCACCTTCAAAACACAAAGTCAACACAAAAAGACACTTTTTTATATAAAAATATTTTCAAAGTGTCTTATAACGTCTATAATAAATGTGGAAAGGAGGTGAAGAAAAAGTGAACGATTTTTATAAGAAAGTGGGACAAAACATCGAAAAGTACAGAAAAATGAAAGGGTTGAGTGCCGAAGAGTTAGGAAACAGAGTGGGTCTTACCAAAAAGACGATTAGGCGTTACGAAACAGGAGAAATACGGATCATCAACGACAGAGTTTTGGCGATCGCCGAAGCGCTGGACGTCGATCCGGCCGACCTTTACGAAGGAACAGACGTCGTCGAATTTACAGATGAAACGGAAAAACTGCCGATCGTCGGGGCGATCAGTTGTGGAAACGGTACAGTCGCTTATGAAGCGATTGAGGGATACGAAGAAGTTCCAAAAAGCTGGATAAAGGGCGGTAAATACTTTTTCTTGCGTGCGAAAGGCGACAGCATGATTAACGCCCATATCACAGACGGCTCCCTTCTTCTTATCCGCCGCCAGGATGATGTAGAAAACGGAGACATCGCCGCCGTATTGATCGACGACGATGCCGTATTAAAGCGAGTGTACAAATCCGGGGATACTATTATTCTACAAAGCGAAAACCCGGCGTACAAGCCTATCATCCTGCATAAAGATGATATGAAAAATGTAAGGATCATAGGCAAATTAAAGAAGGTAGTCCTAAATTTCTAGCGCTAGGAATTTAGAGGGTGGGCGACGGCTCGCCCTTTTCGTTAAGGAGGTTTCACCGATGAAAGTCGCTATCTATGTTCGGGTCAGTACAGACGAGCAAGCGAAAGAGGGGTTTTCCATCCCGGCTCAACGTGAGCGACTCCGTGCGTTTTGCACAAGTCAAGGTTGGGAGATTGTGCAGGAGTACATTGAAGAAGGATGGTCGGCGAAGGATTTAGAGCGTCCGCAAATGCAACGGTTGCTAAAAGACATCAAAAAAGGAAACATTGACATCGTGCTTGTTTACCGGTTAGACCGATTAACAAGGTCTGTGTTGGACTTGTATTTGCTGCTTCAGACGTTCGAAAAGTACAATGTAGCATTCCGATCGGCGACCGAGGTATATGACACTTCCACGGCGATGGGAAGGCTATTTATTACCCTTGTCGCCGCGCTCGCACAATGGGAAAGGGAAAACCTTGCCGAGCGCGTGAAACTCGGAATCGAACAAATGATTGACGAGGGGAAGAAGCCTGGAGGACATTCTCCGTACGGATATAAATTTGATAAAGATTTTAATTGTACGATTATCGAAGATGAAGCGAATGTCGTTCGGATGATTTATCGTATGTATTGCGATGGATATGGATACCACAGCATTGCGAAGCGTCTGAATGAATTCGGAATCAAACCGCGGATCGCAAAAGAATGGAACCACAATTCGATACGCGACATCTTGACAAATGACATTTATATCGGTGTGTATCGGTGGGGAAGTAAAGCTGTCTACAATAATCATCCGCCGATCATTAGCGAAGCGTTGTTCCGAAAAGCACAGAAAGAAAGGGAGAAGAAGAAAGTTGACCGCACAAGGGTAGGAAAGTTTTTGCTCACCGGTCTTTTGCATTGCGGAAATTGCGGTGAACATAAAATGCAGGGGTCTTTCGATAAGCGTGAACAAAAGATATACTACCGTTGCACCAAGTGCAATCGAATTACCAATGAGAAAAACATTTTAGAGCCCTTGCTCGATGAAATCCAGTTGCTCATCACCTCGAAAGAATATTTTATGTCCAAGTTCACCAATCGATACAACGAGCAGGAATCAGTCGACATCTCTGCTCTGATGAAGGAACTGGAGAAAATCAAAAGGCAGAAAGAAAAATGGTACGACTTGTATATGGATGAAAACAATCCGATCCCGAAAGAGGATCTGTTCGCTAAAATTAACGAATTAAACAAAAAGGAGGAAGAAATTTATCAAAAGTTGAGCGAGGTCGAGCCGGAGGAACAAGAGCCGGTCGAAGAAAAATACAACCGATTGAGTGCCATGGCCGATTTTAAGGAGCAATTCAACCAAGCGAATGACTTCACCAAAAAGGAACTGCTGTTCAGCATTTTCGAAAAGATTGTGATCTCTAGGGAGAAAGGGAAACTCAAGAAGCTCACGATCGACTACACCTTGAAATAATTCTAACCTGTGTGAAAGTTAAGATTGGGCA